TTGGATACTCCCTTTGATATTCCGGAAAGCTGGGAGTGGTTGCGGCTCATTGATGTCTGCGAGTACATCCAGCGTGGAAAGTCACCGAAGTATTCTCCAATCAAAAAGTACCCTGTTGTCGCCCAGAAGTGCAATCAATGGAGCGGTTTTTCGATTGAAAAGGCACAGTTCATTGAGCCAGATTCTCTGTCCTCCTATGGTCCTGAGCGTCTCTTGCAGGATAATGACTTAATGTGGAACTCTACTGGCCTTGGTACGCTGGGGCGAATGGCTATTTACAAAACCGCAGCTAACCCGTATGAGCTGGCTGTTGCTGATAGCCATGTCACCGTTATACGCCCTCTGAAACAGTTTGTTCTGCCGGAATACTTGTACTACTACTTTGCCAATCCAAGCGTACAAAGCGTTATAGAAGATCAGGCAGACGGTACTACGAAGCAGAAGGAACTTGCCACAGCAACCATCAAAGCGTATCTCACACCAATTCCGCCGCTCGATGAGCAACGCCGTATTTTAACGAAACTGTCGGAAGTTCTGCCGGTGGTAAAAAGCTATGGAGCTGTGTACAGCGAAACTGTAGCCATGCAGGAAGCCTTTCCAGAGGCTCTAAAGAAGTCGATTTTGCAGGAGGCAGTTCAGGGCAAGCTGGTACCCCAAGACCCGTCTGACGAGCCTGCAGAGGCTCTGCTGGAGCGTATCCGGGCGAAAAAACAGCGGCTCATCAAGGAAGGCAAAATCAAGAAGGACAAGCACGAATCCGTCATTTTCAGACGGGATAATTCTCATTATGAAAAGCGTGGCTCAGAAGAGGTCTGTATTGACGAGGAGATTCCGTTTGAAATCCCCGAAAACTGGGCCTGGTGTCGGGCTTCCAGTTTAGGAACAATGATCAGAGGGCGCGGCATCAAACGAACAGAAACTGTTGCCCAAGGGTGCCCGTGCATTCGATACGGGGAGATTTACACCACCTATGAAACCTCCTTTGATTCAGCAGTTTCCTTTGTCCCCGAAACGCTCGATAAGGATTGCTTGCATTTCTCCTCCGGCGATGTAGTGTTCACATTGACGGGCGAGAACAAAGTGGATATTGCTAAAACAGTGGCGTTTCTCGGAGAAGGACAAATTGCGGCAGGTGGCGATTTGGCTTTTTGGACGCATCATGGAATGAATCCGCTGTATCTGGTGTACTATATGGCTTCGCCGTATTGCATCGAGCTTAAACGCAGGACGGCGACAGGTGACATTATCGTACACATTTCGACATCAAAGGTCGGCGATTTCCTTGTTCCCATTCCTCCGATTAAAGAGCAGAACCGAATTGTATCGGCGATTGAACAGCTTTTTGCTGTGGCTTCTACTTTGTAAAGTTCTCATTATGAGAAGTTGGACGGTGTGGAGCGCTGTATCGACGATGAACTGCCCTTTGAAATACCCGAAAACTGGCGATGGTGTCGTTTGAAATCAATCGTCAATGTTGTTTCGGCTCGGCGTGTACACCAGTCTGATTGGCGAAGCGAAGGGGTGCCCTTTTACAGAGCCAGGGAGATTGGAAAACTGGCAGATACGGGCTCTGTTGATAACGAGCTGTTTATCACAGAAGCACTGTACACCGAATTCGCTTCCAGTGGTGTACCGCATCCCGGAGATTTGATGGTCACGGCTGTTGGCACTCTCGGAAAAACTTATATTGTCAAGGACAGCGACCGTTTTTATTATAAGGACGCCAGTGTAATTTGCTTCGAGAACTTTGGCAAAATTAACCCCGCCTATCTGAAACTCTTGATGTACTCACCATACATGGAGGAGCAGATTAAGCAGAACTCTGCGGGTACAACAGTGGGGACAATCACCATTGTAAAGGCAAACGAGTATCTGATTCCACTACCGCCCCTTATGGAACAGCAACGAATCGTGGATCAGGCTGAGCGCCTACAAATACACATAAACAAACTCTAAAAACCAGGCATACGCCATAGCCGTGCGTATGCCTGGTTTCTTTTTTACCAGTCTATGACCTCATCAACGATGGCTCGTTGCTCGGTCGAGGTTTTGCGCAGATAAATACGGGTAGTTTCAATGCTCTCATGCCCCATAAGGTCAGCGAGGAAAGCAATGTCGTTGCAGCGATCCAAAAAGCTCTTTGCAAAGCGATGGCGGAAAGAATGTGGGTAAATGACCACCGGGTCGATGCCATACCGGACCGCCAGCTTTTTTAGCTGCCCTGAGATGCCTCTGGTGGTGATTCTGTCGCCATATTTATTCAAAAAAATGAAGCCGCTTTCTTGGTGCTTATCGTTCAGCCAAGAAAGGGCTTCATTTTGCAGAGCCTTGGGTATGTATATTCGTCGGAGTTTACCGCCCTTCGAATATAAGTCCAAATGCCCCAGCTTGATGTGTTCCACCTTGATCTGTATGAGCTCACTGACCCGTGCGCCGGTTGCAGCCAGAAAGCGTATTACAAAATACCAAAACAGCTCGTCATCTCGTTTGAGACAGGTTTTGAAATACTCGTAGTCGGCCTCGCTGATGACATTTTCCAGAAAGGCTTTCTGCTGCACTCGTACAAACGGCATTTTCCAGTTCTCTTTGCCGATGCTCTCCAAGTAGCAGTTAATTGCCCTCAGACGCAGATTGACGGTCTTGGGTTTGTAGCTCTCTATCAGCCACACCTTATATGCCCGCAGGTTCTTTTTTGTGATACCGTCGTACTGCGAGCTGTATTGCCGAAGGGCAAAAAGGTACGAGGATATCGTGTTTTCCGAGAGGTTTGTGCCTCTCAAGTGTCTTTCGAATTCTTCTATCATAGTGAAAGACCTCCTTTCACTATGATATTATACCGTGTTCCTTTTACAGCCCTTTGACCAGCGGGAGTAATTCCTCGATCCGTTGAACGATGCGGTGCTGTTCGGCGAGTGGCGGAACCGGTACAAAGAGAGTGGTCATCGTTTCTGTGCCGACCCTTGGCATTTTAACACCATAGGTAATGCTGTTGATAAGGTTGTCAACATAAGGGGAACGCAAAAAATTCACGATATACTCTGAAACGATCCCGCCATACATCTGAAACGGTACAATTTCCGGAGTACAGATTCCGCATTCTGGTGCAACAAGGATTTTCAAGAGGTATGGACGAAGTTTACTGTATAGGATGTCACCTTTTGAAAAGACGGTCTTGTCGCCTATAGCTTTTCGTTCACCGACTGTTTTGCGTACAATCAGTCTGCCGCCTTTTTCAATATCCTCCAGATCAAGCCCCCATATATCAGAATCAGCATTTGCAGCATTTATTTTTTGCTTAGTTTCTGCATAAGAAGATATGCTTCCGAGTTGTGCCCAGCACCAGTTTTCGGGTATCTCAAAGGGCAGTTCATCGTCGATACAGCGCTCCACACCGTCCAACTTCTCATAATGAGAATTATCCCGTCTGAAAATGACGGATTCGTGCTTGTCCTTTTTGATTTTGCCTTCCTTGATGAGCCGCTGTTTCTCTGCCCGTATACGCTCCAGCAGAGCCTCTGCAGGCTCGTCAGACGGGTCTTGGGGTACCAGCTTGCCCTGGACTGCCTCTTGCAGTATCGACTTCTTGAGAGCCTCTGGGAAACTGCCATTGAGATTTTGGAGCGCTGTGTCCACAACAGCGTAATCTGCCACCTTGGGGAGCACTCGTTTCAGCATCGCAATAATCCGTCCCATTTCCTCGCGTGGCGGAATCGGGACTGGCAGATTCATCATCTGCTCACGAGAGAGGTTATAAAACGCTTGTCCGGATTTGTGTGTAATGTTTCGGCAGTTATCACGATGGTGTTTAGCAGCAAAAGCGTAAAGCAGATATTCTGATACGACATCGTCGTTAAAGTGTGGTATGAGCATAAGCACAAAACCGCCAACAACCGTGTCGGAATAATCTTTGTCTATGAGTGCGATTTTGCCGATGTGATCCAGGCTACTAACTGCAGGCGTGATCATATAGTTTTTTCTCAAATACAGTTCTGGTTTTACGAGCTCACTTGAGATGAAGACATCGTCGCCCTTAAAAAGGAACTGTTCCTCACCGATATTTCCGCCACGCAGTACCCTTATCATTTTGTCCGCCTTTATAGCGAGGGCATCCTTTTTGTACGCAAGCCCAGACATATTTGAGAAAAGGTCGCCTACCCGGCACCATTCCCAAGATGACGGTATCTCAAAAGGCACTAAATCCGCCAGCGACCGTACTTCATCGCCGATTTTCTCATAAGGGGTATTATCGGCACCTTTGAAGATAACAGAGGGGTTCTTTTCACGCTTGATCTTCTTCTCTTTGATGAGCCGCTCTTTCTCCGCACGGATGCGCTCCAACAGGACGCTGGCGGGCTCGTCATTCGGGTCCTGCGGCACGAGCTTGCCCTGAACAGCCATCTGGAGAATGGAGTTTTTCAGTTGCTGCGCAGTCATTCTTCGCCCTCCTCCGTAATGTCAATGCCAAGGATATCGGTGATCTGGGCAAGGATGCGGTCAATGTCAGCGTTCAGGCTGGCCCGCTTCTCCTGGTACTGCTGAATCAGTTCCTTCGGCGGCAGGATTTCCTCCTCTTCGTGAGGATAGCCGCAGAGGTCGATGTTATAACTTCGTGCTTTCAGTTCCTCGACGGTGTACTTCTTCGCCTTATCAAAGCCGTCGATGGTGATTTCCTCACGGTTGTCCCACCACTCAACAGCCGGGGCAAAGTGCTCCAGCTTCATGGGCTTCGTCTTGGAGAAGTTTTTATATCCCTCCGGCATATCCAAGCGGTAGAACCAGGTCTCCGTCGTGGGATGTGTCCGGTCGAAGAACAGAATATTTGTCGTAATAGAGGTGTACGGCGCAAAAACGCTATGCGGCATACGAATGACCGTATGGAGGTTAAACTCGGACAGCAGCTTTTCCTTGATCGCCATTTTGGCATTATCCGTACCAAACAGGAAACCGTCTGGCAGAATGATAGCACAGCGACCGTTCTGCTTCAGCCGATACATGATGACGGACATAAAGAGGTCAGCGGTTTCGCTGCTGCGAAGGTCAGCCGGGAAATTCTGCTTCACGCCCTCTTTTTCGTTGCCGCCGTAAGGAGGATTCATCAGAATGACATCGAAGCGGTCGCTCTCCTTGTACTCACGCACATTCTTTTCCAGGCTGTTACCGTGGATGATGCGAGGGTTGTCGATGTCGTGGAGCAGCATATTGGTGGCACACAGAAGGAACGGCAGCGCCTTCTTTTCGATGCCGTAGATGGAGTTGCTGTAAACCGTTCTGTCCTCGACGCTCTGCACCTGGGCATCCAGCACCTTCAGCGCAGAGGTAAGGAAGCCGCCGGTGCCGCAGGCAAAGTCCGCAATAGACTCACCGAGCTTGGGCTTGATCATCTGTACCATGAAGTCCGTGACAGCACGGGGCGTGTAGAATTCGCCGGAGTTACCGGCGCTCTGCAGGCTGCGGAGGATCGTTTCGTAAATCTCACCGAAGGCGTGGCGGTCCTCGTACTCCTCAAAATCGATCTCATCAATGACATTGATAACCTGGCGAAGCAGGATGCCGTCCTTCATGTAGTTATTGTTGTCCTCGAAGGCTGTGCGGACGATGATCTGGCTCATGGGTGTATTCTCATCGATTGCGATGGCCTTGAGGGTCGGAAACAACTTCCCGTTCACGAAATCCAGAAGTGCATCACCGGTGAGCGCTTTTCCGTCCTTGTGGTCGACGGCCCAATTACGCCAGCGCAGCTCCTCCGGAATGATGGAGGTGTAATTCTCATCGTAAAACTCCCAGATCTCCTCCTTGGCATCATACACCTTCAAAAAGAGAATCCAGACCATCTGCTCGATACGCTGGGCGTCACCGTTGATGCCCGCATCGTTACGCATGATGTCCTGCAGTCGTTTTACCAGGTTGTTTAAACTCATATCTTATATCTCCTTACGCAGCGTAGATTTCCTTCTGCAAATCACGGATCGCCTGAATGTATCCGTTTTTGCCGCCGAACAGCTTTGCGATTTTCATGGGGGTGCCGAATTTGCGGAATGGGTCATTGGACAGAATTTCGAGGTTCTCGATGTCCTGAATGCCCTCGTTCATGTATTTGTCCAGCAGCGCACTCAGAACTTCCTGTGCCAATCCGGAATACTTGTAGAGGTATCCACGCTTGCGGACATTGTTCGCCCGCTCTGCCTTCGTCAGCGGTGCCTTATCGTAGGCAATGTGGCAGATGAGGTCAAAATCGTCAATATCCTTATTCCCGGCGATCTGCCGCAGCGCTTCCAACAGGACGCCGCGCTCCTGCAGTTCGTCGATTATTGCTTGCTTCTTCTCCTCGGAGTTCCAGGCACGGAGGAAGGAATCCAGGGTGGCATACTCGCCGAGGATGTTCTTCTTGGAGTAGTCCGTCACGCTTTCCGTGATGAGCTTGCCGTCCTTGTCGTAGTATTGGACACGCTCATTCAGGATCGTGACCTCGACACCACGCACCCGGAATTTGTGCTTCTTTTCAGGCGGATCGTCGGTGTCCCCACCGGGGCCGGGAGTCGGAACGGGTGGCTTCGGTGGATTGGCAGTCGGCTCTTCGCCGGGATCATCGCCATCATCAATGATAGAGATCGGGTCGCCATCGAATTCCGGGTCTGCGAAGAGTCGGCAGGCATTGCGGAAATCCATGATGGTGAAATACTCTTTGCCGTAGTCGGGCTTGAGGCGTGTGCCACGACCGATGATCTGCTTGAACTCGGTCATGGAGTTTATGTTGTTATCCAGAACGATGAGCCGGCACGTTTTGCAGTCCACGCCAGTCGTCATCAGTTTGGAGGTCGTAACGATCACGGGATATTTGCTGTCCTCTGCGATAAAGTAGTCGAGCTGCGCCTTGCCCTCGGCGTTGTCGCCGGTAATACGCATGACATACTTGGCATTCTCCGCCACGAGGTCGCTGTTTTCGTTCACGAGCGCCTGCCGCATCCGCTCTGCATGGTCGATGTCCACGCAGAATACGATGGTCTTGGCAAAGCGGTCGTTTTCTTTCAAAAAGCGAGTGATACGCTTCGCCACGGCGGCGGTGCGCTCATCGATAATGAGGTTTTTGTCGTAATCCTTGGTGTTGTACTCCCGGTCCTCGATCTCGTACCCGTAGATGTCGTGCTGTCCAGCCGTGGGTCGCCAACCTTCCAGGTCTTTGTCCAGGCCGACGCGGAGGACTTTGTACGGAGCGAGGAAGCCGTCGTCGATACCTTGTTTCAGACTGTATGTATAGATGGGTTCACCGAAGTAAGAGATATTGGATACCTCTTTCGTTTCCTTCGGCGTAGCAGTCATACCGATCTGCGTGGCACTGTGGAAGTATTCGAGAATCCTGCGCCAACGGGAATCCTCCTTGGCGCTGCCACGGTGACACTCATCAATGACGATGAGGTCGAAGAAATCCGGCTGAAATGCACGGAACGGCTCTTCGTTCTCATCACCAGCCAACTGCTGATAGAGGGACAGGTACAGTTCATAGGAGCTGTCCAGCTTTTTGCCCTCAATTTTCGTCATGACCTTTGCAAAAGGCTTGAAGTCCTGTTGCATGGTCTGGTCCACGAGTATATTGCGGTCAGCAAGGAACAGGATCTTTTTCTTGCGACCGGATTTCCAAAGGCGGTGGATGATCTGAAACGCAGTATAGGTCTTGCCGGTGCCGGTCGCCATAACGAGGAGAATGCGGTTTTGCCCACGGGCTACCGCATCAACGGTGCGGTTGATGGCGATACGCTGATAGTAGCGAGGAGTCTTATCACCCGGCTGGAAATAGTACGGCTCGGTGATGAGCTGCTCCTGCTCCGGCGTGAAGTGCTCGTCCCCGATATGTCGCTGCCAAAGATCCTGCGGCGAGGGAAACTGCTCAAGCGTCAGTTCACGCTCTTTTCCGGTTTTCATATCGTGTTCCAGGAAACCATCGCCATTCGAGCTGTACACAAACGGAATGTCCAGCACTTCGGCATATTCGATGGCCTGCTGCATCCCGGCTCCAACGCTGTGCCGGTTATCTTTCGCCTCGACGATAGCCAGTGGAATATTGGGCTTGTAGTAGAGCAGATAGTCAGTGCGCTTTCTTTTGCCTCTGGCAGTAACATTACCACGGACGATAACACGACCGTCCGTGAAGTTGTACTCCATGCGGATCTGCTTCTGCCTGTCCCAGCCAGCGCCCTCAATGGCTGGGGTAATAAACTGAAGTTTGATGTCCTCCTCAGTCATTTCATGCTTTTTCATAAGGTCGCCCATGCCAATGCCTCCTTCTGTTGCTTCCGATAACTCAAAATTATCGGAAGTTAATGGGGGTAAAAGAGCGCAGCGCGGCTGCGGACTTTTACAAAATAAACTCGATCTATGTATAGATGCCTTTATTCATCTTTTGTGACTTCCATGATGTCACCGATATCGACGCCCAATGCACAGCAAACTCTTACAAGCACATCGAGCCGTACATACTCATCTTTTGCGAGCTTTGTAACTGCTGCAGGACTGAGGTCAGCCGCCTCTTGCAGGTCTTTTTTCTTCATTCCCCGATCGATAAGCAGCTTAAATAATTTCTTGTAAGAAACGCCCATTTGACCGTCCTCGCTTTCTGCACATACTAATTCAAGATTATTATATCACCAATCCTGCTGAAAAACAAGATAATCCTCAAATTTGTGAAGAAAATTTTCATGTTTCGGAGAGTATATTCCAGCACGGAACGCTCTTCCGCTTAGCATAATCAATCGTGTTCTTGGTGCCGCTGGGCTGTCCGTTGAACACAGCAATTACCAGTGCCGAATGGTCGACCATCCATTCATTGCGGATCTGGAAGCAGGCTCTGCTGTACCCCGGACAGATAAAACGCACGAGGTCGGCGGCGGCAAGAATGACATTGTACCGTCGTTGCCATTCGGCACTCCATCCACGCTCAAAACCTTCATATGGGCTGGCACAAATCAGTTTTACATTCTGCCCCTCATTCTGCAGACGCAGCACAATCTCAGCCGCCCAGATATCCACCCCACGAGCCATGCCAGAAATAAATACATTCTTCCCATCTGAAATCGCTTCTTTGATCGCAGCTTCCAGAGCCTTCACGATCACGCTTTCGGACTGTTTCAGTTTCTCAGGGCGGTGGCCCGTAAAACACACTCTGTGCATCCGTTTCTGTTCCTCGGTCAGCATTGTCATCCCTCCGTACTGAATTCCCGTTATTATACAGTTTAACATAACGGTATGTTCAGTACAAGTAGCCAGTACAATACCTTTTAGTTTGCGGGTAAAATAATTACAGGAAGGGTGGTGATGCTATGGACGCGCACGAGAGGCTCCGGCAGCTCTTAAACGAGCGCGGGTGGACTGAGTATAGGCTGGCAAAGAACTGTGGCTTATCCGAGTCCACGATTGCGAATATTTATAGGAGAAATACAGTTCCCTCACTCTCAACGCTGGAAGCAATCTGTAAGGGATTCGGCATCACAATGGCGCAGTTCTTTGCCGAGGGCGAGATGGTTGAAATCAGCCCGGAACTCAAAGAGCTGTTTGAAAACTGGGTCAACCTCACACCGGAACAAAAGAAAGCGGCGAACCAGATGCTGAAAGCCATGAATAATGACAAGTAAATCACCGATGTTGAAATAAGGAGCTGAAAGGCTTCTTATTTTTTGCTCCCGATACCGTTAACCTGAGCGATATATACCATTTAAGTTAACGGTTTTCATATTTTCACGATATAATAGAATTCGCCGGCTCCGAGCTGCGGTGTGGGCTTATCTGCCCACATAATCTGCGGCAGGAGGAGGTGAACCTATGAAGATAACGAAGAAACAACCACTTCGTCCTCGCGGTCGCAGCGAGGAAAAAAGGCAGTCCACCAAGAATGCCATCCGTGACGCATACATCAATGGTCCGCAAAAGGAGGTACAGATCATTCCTGCAAAAAGGGATATGGAAGCGGAAACCGAAAAGAAAAAACTTCGTGTGTGTGCGTACTGCCGTGTCAGCACGGATGAGGACACCCAGGCAAGCAGTTACGAGCTTCAAGTGCAAAACTATACCCGTATGATCCGGGAGAATCCGGAATGGGAGTTTGCCGGTATTTTCGCCGATGAGGGCATTTCCGGTACTTCTGTTCTGCACCGTGAGCACTTTCTCGAAATGATCGAGAAATGCAAAGCGGGAGAGATCGACCTTATCATCACGAAGCAGGTCAGCCGTTTTGCCAGAAATGTGCTGGACAGTCTGAACTACATTTTCATGCTGCGAAAGCTCGACCCGCCTGTGGGCGTGTACTTTGAGACCGAGAAGCTCAACACGCTGGATAAGAGCAGCGATATGGTCATTACCGTATTGAGCCTTGTGGCACAGAGTGAGTCTGAGCAAAAATCCAACAGCCTAAAATGGTCATTCAAGCGCAGAAGAGCTCAGGGCCTTGGAATCTACCCCAGTTGGGCTCTGCTCGGCTATCGGCTGGATGATGAAAAGAACTGGGAAATCGTAGAGGACGAAGCGGATATTGTCAGAACCATATACAGTCTTTACCTGGACGGCTATTCATCCACGCAAATAGCAGACTTGCTGACGAAAAGCGGCATTCCTACTGTAAAAGGTCTATCGGTTTGGAGCTCCGGCAGTGTCCTTGGCATCCTTAAAAACGAGAAATTCTGTGGAGATGCCTTGTGTCAAAAAACAGTTACGATAGACTTTTTCACGCATAAGAGTGTAAAGAACAACGGCATAGAACCGCAGTATTTCGTTGAGGGGCATCATATCCCCATCATCGAGAAGACCGATTGGCTGTTGGCACAGCAGATCCGCAAAGAACGACGGTATCGGAAACGGCGCAGCACCCACCGAAAGCCACGCATCGTGGTCAAGGGAGTACTGTCCGGCTTTATGATCGTCGATTCATCGTGGGACGAGGAGTATGTGGACAATCTGCTTACCCCCGCAACCAAAAAACCAGAACCCGCCTCGGCCGTTGCCGAGGAGGACGAAAACTTTATTGTAATTGAGAAGGAGTAACTACCATGTTTGAGAAATTTTCTGTCATCGATCTTATTAAAACCCGTTCCGCCTCTGTCTGCACTTTCGCAGGCAATGTTGTGAAGTTCAATGTGCAGACCGCACAGGAGCTCCGCTTCCCAGAGTACATCCAGTTCCTGATCGAGCCGAAGTCGAAGCAGTTCGCCATCCGTGCCTGCAAGGAGGACGCTCCGAATGCCGTGCGCTTCTCCAAGCCGGAGGGCGAGCAGAAAGCGCAGATCAAAATCAGCAACGCCACGGTTGTGGATATGGTCAGAAAGTTGATGGACTGGAATGCCGAGGATAACTGGAATGTCCCCGGTATTTACTTTGCCGAAGAGCAGGGCATCATGTATGCGCTGGAATCAGCATACGCGCCCAGGGCGAAAGGTGGCTGGGCGGCTCGTCGTGAGCGTGAAGCCGCAGCAGCTCTCGCGGAAAGTTCCATAGATAACGAGGAGGTCAATAACTAAGTGAACGATGCCGGACTGCCCGCACTTTTGGTGTCAGTCCGGCATCGTTTTTGCTTATTCGTCTGCACTTTCGCCGCTATGCTCTTTTAGGAGAGGTTTGGGTCTGCGAGTTTCCGAAACACTTCTTCCATGTCGATGGGAGGCAAAGATGCTGTAACCTCATCCCAATCGATAAGCTCGTAATTGTAAAAATCGAATTTATCCTTATTTTCTTTATAGTACCCCTTGGCACACAAACACAGCACCATGCACAGTCTCCGCACATTTACTCGGTAACTGCGGACTTCCGTGCCGTCAGAGCTTGTCAGTACACTGCTGCCTTCGCCGCCATAAATACGAAACGGCTGCTCAGACTGAATCACCAACGAAAAGCGGTCGATTGGGATGGGATGTTTCCCATTCTTTTGCAGGTTCGGATTTCCTTCGTGGAGTAATGAGCAGCGGAGGCTATATACCACCTCACCGCTTAAGTACGGCATTTCCGGCTCGTCCTCAGTACACTTTGGAGGCTTTTCCGTCACACCCACATTTTCATCATACCACTTTTTATAACGTTCACCCGTGCGCAGATTGGGGTATTCCGCCTTTCCGCAAATATCGGGCAGTGTGAGTGCCAGGTTCAGTGCTGCAAAATAGAGGTCATGACTGAGCGCCTTTTCTATCTCATCAATGATTCGCAGTATCATTGCCTAATGCCTCCGTTCTACAAACCATCGTCCGATGTTGTTTCCGGTAAGGTCTGCGCTGCGCTCGAAAAACAGATAACTCTGGTGACCGCCAATCCATATCGTATAGCGGTCGCCCTGGCCTCCGGCTTTCAGCGCAGGAGCTTGACGGATATCGGATACACGGTCTATCTCATATTTCTCGCCGTCCTCCCAAGTGATGATCCTTGGAAACATCGTGCCGTCCGCTGCAAAATCTGCTTTGACGGCTACATACACTTTCGGCGGCTTAGTCGCAGTAGCAGTCTGCATCATCCGGCACCTCCATATTGGCGAGAAAATTATTCTGCGCCGTTATCGGCGGCTCTATCAGCTTGTATCCCTTCCACTTCATTACCCTGAACTTAAAGTCGAGCAGCTCAATGGGAACCAGAAGTTTGGCAGCCGCCGAGAAAAATGTTGTATCTCTGTTTAATGTATCAAGAACCTTTTCGTCATCCAGAAGATATTCTGCGGCGAATAGGTTCGCTTCTTTTTCTGTAAGAGAGCTCTCGTCAAAGAGCCCTATATCGTGAAATGCCTTGACGCCCGATTTGCGATGAAGTACTGCGTGCCCAAGCTCATGCGAAACGATAATCCTTTGGATAACGACCGGCAGGTCGCAGTTGACGGTAATCGTGCGTATCCGCTTGCTCTCAAGATAGAACCCCTTGATGGCGTCGGGGTCTGTTCCGAGCGGCTGATAGAGCAATTTGATACCCATATCTGCGCACAGGCGAAACGGATCACGCTCACAGTACTTTCTCTGCAAAGACTCAACTGCCTCGCACACATCTGCGTATGACATTGCCACACCCCCTTGTATCTGGAAAAGGGTATAAAAATCCCTTTGTGAGTATTATAAACTCAGAACTGTACCATAAACAGGACAGTATCAAGACTTGCGGCCGAATTTTACCTTTGCTTCTTCTTTGCAGGTCACATAGGCAGTCATGACGGCCTGGAAAAAAGCGTCCTTCTGATCCTGGGACAGTTCACCACCCGCAAACAAAGCGGCGTTGTCGCGCAACAGCTCATCCATATCCCGAACGCCTTTTGCCCCATACAGTTCACGAGCCTGCTCGATGTACTCGTCCTTCTCGATATCTTCCAAGGGATTCGTGCAGTCGTCATCTGAAAGATACCTTACGGACACCTTGAGGGCGTGCGCCAATTTTTCTGTGGTAGATTTCCTGGCTCTTGCACCGCCGGACTCATAAGAGGCAATGGTCCGCTGGGATACGCCAACCTCCTGAGCGAGTTCATGCTGCGTCATCTTTGCGACCTCACGGGCTCGTTTAATCTTGTCGGAAAAAGTCATAACCAATCTCCTCCGCTGTAAATTTCGTTCTGTAACTTCATCAACTTCATTGAAGCTATTGACAGGACTTCATTTCGTGGCTATAATCAGAAATGAAGTTTATGAAGTTCTGCAATCATTATATGCGATTTAACTTCATCTTGTCAAGAGGAAATTGTGAAGTTTTTCTGAAATGAGGCGGTCAATATGGAAAGAGCAATTCTTCATAGTGATTTGAACTGCTTTTATGCATCGGTCGAAATGATGCTCGACCCACGGCTTAGAGGCAAAGCAGTAGCGGTATGCGGCTGCACCGAGGATAGGCACGGTATCGTCCTTGCGAAATCCGAAAAAGCAAAACGGGCGGGTGTGAAAACCGGCATGGTCAACTGGGAGGCGCAGCGCTGCTGTAAGGATCTTATTATTGTACCGCCACAGTACGACCAGTACCTCAAGTACTCCAAGCTGACCCAAGCTATCTACCAAAGATACACCGACATGGTGGAGCCTTTCGGTATGGATGAATGCTGGCTTGATGTCACAGGCAGTCGTGCCGTCTGCGGCGATGCAATGAATATAGCTGAGCAGATTCGCCGCTCTGTACGGGAAGAACTTGGGCTGACAGTCAGCATTGGGGTTTCCTTTAATAAGGTGTTCGCCAAACTGGGATCTGATATGAAGAAGCCGGATGCCATCACAGAGATTTCAAGCGATGCTTTCAGAGAAAAAGTGTGGCCACTCCCATGCAGCGATATGATTTACTGCGGCCCAGCCACCACGGCGAAACTTGCGCGGTATGGTGTCCGCTCTATCGGAGATGTTGCCGCTTGTGACCCAGTGTTTCTGAAGTGGCTTCTTGGCGTGAACGGACTTGGCCTGTGGAGCTACGCCAACGGCAGGGACAATTCCAGGGTCATGCACAAGGATTTTGTGTCACCCATCAAATCGGTGGGGCATGGTATAACCTGCATATCCGATCTGGAAAACGAGGATGAAGTGCGGAAAGTGATTCTTGCACTCTCACAGGATATTGGTCATAAACTGCGTGTACACGGCCTTTCAACCCGTACCGTTCAAATCCATGTCCGAGGAAACGACCTTTTCGGTTCGCAATTTCAGTGCAAGCTCCCAATCAAAACACAGCTTCCGTCAGAAATCGCTGCCGCCGCTTTCCGCTGCTTTCAGGAGCGATATACCTGGAACACAAAGGTTCGAGCGGTGACCGTCCGCGCTATAGAGCTTTCCCCGAAGAGCGATGCGGAGCAGGTTTCGCTGTTCGACAATGTGCAGCAGCGCATAGCCAAGGAAAAGGTACAGGATGCCGTAGAGGAGATACGGGGTCGTTTCGGCAAAGCCGCCGTCACTTATGCATCTCTGCTTGGCGACTTAAAAATGCCCGCAGACGGACGAGATAAGGTTAAAATGCCGGGTATTATGTATCAATAGCGCAGGTTTTGTAAAAATTTCATCCAAACTACTTGACAAGGTACGGCTCTATGGATATAATATTGTTAGCATAACTGCTAACAAGCGAACAAGCAGCCGTGCTAATTCGATTCACCGTTGTGATGAGAGTTGCCCGTAATTTATGATAAGAGTGCCGAGAAGAAAAACAAATAGGCGAAAATGAATCAATAACAGGGCTTATAATGTAAAGTAGAAAAGGTGAACGACATGAACACACAGTACCAGAATTTTGGAGAGTTCCTTCAAAGGAAACGCACAGAGAAACAAATCACGCTCCGCAAAATGGCGGAAATGATAGGGATCACTGCGCCCTATTTGACCGACATCGAGAAGGATCGCCGCAATCCTCCCGAAATGGAGAAGTTGGAGCTGATTTCCCAAATTCTCATGCTGAACGACGAGGATAAGACTACGATGTACGATCTGGCCGGCAAGAAGAGAAACTCTGTTGCCCCAGACCTGCCTGACTATATCATGGAACACGACTATGTGTCCGCTGCGCTTCGCACGGCACGTGACCTTGATGCAAGCGAGGCTGACTGGTTGAAGTTCGTCGAGGAGCTCCGGCAGCGAAAGGGGTAATTTATAAAGATGTACACTCCCTCTCTTCGAGTGAAGAACAACGGCGTACCGATTTTGAGCAAAGCCGAGATCGATGCCATCGGAGAGCGTTTCGTACAGGATTTTCAGCCGGAAGTCCTCACGAACCCCTCTCCCGTGGACATCGAGGGCTTTATCGAATTCTATCTTGGAATGACGCCGGATTATCAATATCTGTCCCACAATGGCGTGTACCTTGGGATGACTGTTTTTAACGACACCAATAAGGTGCCGGTTTTTGACCCTGCCACAAATCGGGCGGAGTATATCAGTGCCAAGGCCCGTACCGTCATCATCGACAACCGCCTTCTGGATGAGGGCCAACGACATCGTTACCGCTTCACGCTCGGACATGAGGGTGGGCATGACATCTTCCATTCCGGCTATTTCTCGTATAACCCCGACCAGGTATCCATTTTTGACGATGAGCTCATCGCCCCCATGATACAGTGCCGGGTCGACAATGGCATGACAAATAAATCGGACACTCGCAAATGGGACGACCATGACTGGATGGAATGGCAGGCCAACCATCTGTCCGCTGCCGTTTTGATGCCGAAGACACCCATCATACAAATGGCAAAGTACCACGGGGACAAGCTGAAATATCCTCCCTCTATGGGGATGTTTATCGCCCAAGTCTCCGCAGTCTTTGATGTTTCCATCCAGGCGGCGACAAACAGGCTCAAAGACCTCGGTTACATCAAAACCAACGATACGACCGATTATTCCTACGCTTCTGCCATCATGGATTTTGCAGGCGTGGTCGGTTCTTGAGCGTCCATATCGAAAACTACAGCGGGTTTTACCGCCCGCTGTGTTTTTTTACAGCAAGCGTTAGCAAGTTTGCTAACAAGGTAACATTAAGGAGGTGGTGCCTATGACTACTGCAAGAAAGGAGGACCCCGATGGTAGCGTACCGAGATTGTAAAGGACATCTCGTCTGCATGGCGGATGCCCAGACAGGGATCGTTGAGATCCAGCACAAAGACCGTGTGGTAAGAATGACCGTGCCTGTGGGCGACAGCTTCACAGTAACACTGCGAGATACCGAAACGGTTATGACGCGAATCAGCACAAGGGCTTTTCATGTAAAAAGCCATCCCCGTGCTGCGTAAGCACAAAAGAGAATAACAAGTCCGCAGAGCTGCAAGACGGCCAGGATTTAGCCTCCCCTTTATGGGGCGCGCTATGTCCCGGCCGTCTTTTGTTTTTCCCATAAACCCGAAAAACCTTATATACCCATTGGGGCAAGTAGCCCCACCAAATTTTATCTCAAAGCCTTGAGATGCGCATTAGAGGCGGCGGGATACATAGAGAACCGAAAACCCCACCAGGGATTTTTTGAACTCGATGTACCCACCGTGCTTTGACATGCCTTCTTGTAGGTTCTGTCTGCCGGTGTTGTCCATCGTGACCACCGGCTCTTTTTGTGTCCCGACCGCTCAGTGCCGTCTCAAGCGGAAAGGACACATTATGAAAATCAAATACGCATTCTTGGACGGAACAGTAACGGAGGTCGAGGTTTCTGACGAAATCGGTGCCGTCATCATCGAGAGCCGTAAGGCGGAGCACGCGCAGGACGAGCGTCATCGCTACCATTGCTACTCCTATGACGCCATCGACTACGAGGGCGAGGAGTACGGTGCTTGCGACGAATATGCCGTGGAGGATGATTCGGCAGAACAGACCGCTCGTATCCGAGAAGCCTTCTCACATTTGACTGCCACCCAGCAGCGCCGGCTTCGGCTTTACGCAAACGGCAAGACCCTGCGGGAAATCGCTGCCATCGAAGAGGCCAGCTTTCAGTCTGTTTCCGAGTCCATCGAGGCAGGCAGAAAAAAGTTTTTGAAAATTTTCCGACAGACACCCTGACAAATCCCCGATTTTTCTGGGTACACCGGAAGGCAACAAAATACAAGCCCTCCGGAAAGGACGGTAACCCCGTATGAGACACAACTTGAATATCCGTGTTTCAGACAAGCCCAGAAACGGCGGCGTAGTTGCTTGCAGAACGGTCAGCATCCGCGAGAAACTCTTCACCCTGCTTCTGGGTCCCAAGCAGAAGGTCATGGTCGTGGTTCCCGGCAACTCGGTCGAGTCCATTGCCATCACAGAAGTTCCGATGGGAGGTGGTGTACATGAGTAAGGTCAAGCTCCTGCTCGATGTGGTCGAGGATCTTCGCTCACTGGCGGACAGCGTTCAGGCTGTGGCAGATGCCATGCTGCAGAATGAGCCGACTGTTGATGCAGAGGCGAAGACGCCTGCACCCGCTCCCAAGAAGGAACTGACGCTGGAAGAAGTCCGAGCAGTCCTCGGTGAAAAGAGCCGAGCCGGATTCACGGCCGAGATCCAGGCGCTCCTCAAAAAGTACGGCGCTCCGAAGCTCTCCGGCATCGACCCCAAGCACTACGAGGCACTGCTCAAGGATGTGGAGGTGCTGAAAGATGCCCCCTAATCGTCACGCAGTCCTCTCGGCCTCTTCCTCCCACCGCTGGCTCCACTGCAATCCATCCGCAAGGTTGGAATTGGAGTTCGAGGACAGAGAAACGGAAGCCGCAGCCGAAGGCACCGCCGCTCATGCGCTGGCGGAACACAAGCTCCGCAAGGCGCTGAAGATGCGCTCCACCCGCCCGGTCAGCAAGTACGACTCCGACGAAATGGAGATGTACACGGACGGCTACCTGGAATTCGTTCTGGAAGCCATCGAGGAAGCCCAGCAGGACTGCCCGGACCCCAAGGTGCTCATTGAGCAGCGGCTGGACTTCTCCTGCTATGTGCCGGACGGCTTCGGCACCGGCGACTGCCTCATCGTGGCAGACAAGCTCCTCCACATTATCGATCTGAAGTACGGCCAGGGCGTGTTGGTGAATGCCGAGGAAAATCCGCAGATGATGCTGTATGCGCTCGGCGCACTCCGTATCTTCGATTGTCTCTACGACATCGAGACGGTTTCCATGACCATCTACCAGCCCCGCCGGGAGAATGTCAGCACATGGGTCATTTCCGTTGCCGAGCTTCGGGATTGGGCGGAAAAGACGCTGAAACCCAAGGCCGAGCTTGCCTTCAAAGGCGAAGGTGAATACTGCCCCGGAAGCTGGTGCCAATTCTGCAAGGCGGCGGTCAAGTGCCGAGCCAGAGCTGATGCCAAGCTCCAACTTGCCAAATACGAGTTTGCCCAGCCGCCTCTGCTTTCCGATGCGGAGATCGGCGACATTCTCGGCAAGCTGGATGACCTCACTAAATGGGCAAATGAACTCATGGCCTACGCCCAGGAAGCAGCGGTCAACCACGGAAAACAGTGGCCCGGCTACAAGCTGGTGGAGAGCCGCACCAATCGCAAGTACACCGACGAGGATGCCGTTGTCGCTGCTGCCCGTGCGGCCGGGTATACCGACATCTTCAAGAAGTCCCTCATTCCCATCACCGAGATGGAGAAGCTCATGGGCAAAAAGACCTTTGCCGAGGTGCTCGGCGGTCTGGTCGTCAAGCCCAAAGGAAAGCCGACGCTCGTTCCCGCATCCGACCGGCGTCCGGCTATTACGACCACGGGTGCAAAACAAGACTTTACCGACTATAAAGGAGAACTGTAATTATGGCTAACAAGATGAATTCGACCAAAGTTGTGACCGGCGTTGTCCGCCTGTCCTACGCAAACGTGTGGGAGCCTGCCTCTATTAACGGCAGCAACCCCAAGTATTCCGTGTCCCTCATTATTCCGAAATCCGATAAGCAGACCCTCGACGCTATCAACGCAGCCGTGGACGCTGCCATCAAGGAGGGCGTCGCCAAGTTCGGCGGGAAGATTCCCAATAAGGCGGCTCTGAAGCTCCCGCTCCGTGACGGCGATACCGAGCGTGACGATGAAGCCTACAAGAACAGCTTCTTCGTGAACGCCAACAGCACTACCGCCCCTCAGATCGTGGACCGCAGCGTTCAGCCGATCCTTGACCGCTCCGAGGTGTATTCCGGCTGCTACGCCAGAGTGTCCGTAAACTTCTACGCCTTCAATTCCAACGGTAACCGCGGCATCGCCTGTGGTCTTGGCAACATCCAGAAGGTTCGTGACGGTGAGCCTCTCGGTGGCAAGTCCTCTGCGGCTGACGATTTCGCCACCGACCTGGACGACGACTTCCTGTCCTGAGAAAGGAGTGCAACACAATGGAACTGATTCAGAACATCCTGGTAACCGCCCTCCTTGGCATCTGGGCCTGCCTCAGCATCGGCTTCTTCGTTTGGTTGGTGCAGGGCATCAGCAATGACCACAAGCGTGAAAAGCGTGAGAAGGAACAGGCTTCTCGTGACCTGGAATACCACGAGAAGCGCATGAAGGAATTGAAGTAACCCCAGACGGCTCTGTGGGTGGCAGAAATTGACCTCTGCCACCCATATTCCGTAGGAAGGAATGCGTATGAAAACACTTAGCATCGATATTGAGACCTTCTCCTCCGAGAACCTCACCAAATGCGGCGTGTACCGCTATGCCGAAGCCCCGGATTTCGAGGTACTGCTTTTCGGCTATTCGGCGGACGGCGCACCGGTGCAGGTCGTAGATCTGACTGCCGGAGAAACGCTTCCTGCCGATGTCCGCTCTGCGCTGACCGACCCTGCCGTGACCAAATGGGCGTTCAACGCACAATTCGAGCGCGTGTGTCTGTCCCGCTATCTTGGATACCCAACCGGACAATATCTCGACCCGTCCTCCTGGCACTGCACGATGGTCTGGGCGGCGACACTTGGACTGCCGCTTTCGCTGGAAGGCGTCGGTGCCGTGCTGGGTCTGGAAAAGCAGAAGCTCAAAGAAGGCAAAGACCTCATCCGGTATTTCTGCACTCCGGCAAAAGCAAGAGACGGTTCGCCCATTCGACATTATCCGACAGATGCGCCGGAGAAATGGTCGCTGTTCAAAGCCTACAACCTTCGAGATGTGGAAACGGAAATGTCCATTCAGCAGAAGCTCTCCAAGTTCTCGGTCACGGAATCCGAGTGGCGCAACTACACCCTCGATCAGCAGATCAACGACCGGGGCATCATGCTCGACCGCACCCTCGTCACCCAGGCGATTCGCTGCGATGAACGCTTCAAGCGGACGCACATGGAGCAGGCCCGCTCGGTGACCGGCTTGGATAACCCCAACAGTCCGGTGCAGCTCAAGGCGTGGCTTGCCGAAAAAGGCGTGGAGGCAGATTCACTCTCCAAAGCCGCCGTGGCGGATATGCTCGAAAAAGCGGACGGTGAAGTGGAGCTGGCGCTCTCCCTGCGGCAGGAGCTTGCCAAGAGCAGCGTCAAGAAATACACCGCCATGCAGACGGTAGTCGGCTCGGATGACCGTGCCAGAGGGCTTATCCAGTTTTACGGGGCCAACCGCACCGGCCGCTATGCCGGTCGGCTCATCCAGGTGCAGAACCTACCGCAGAACCATCTGCCGGATCTGGACACCGCACGGGCACTGGTCCGCAGCGGCAATACGGACGCCGTGGAAATGCTCTATGATTCCGTACCGCTGGTACTGTCCGAGCTTATCCGCACCGCCTTTGTGCCGAAACCCGGCTGCCGTTTTTATGTGGCAGACTTCTCCGCCATCGAGGCAAGGATCATCGCATGGATCGCCGGGGAGCATTGGCGGCAGGAGGTTTTTGCAAACGGTGGCGACATTTACTGCGCTTCCGCTTCGCAGATGTTCCATGTCCCCGTAGAAAAGCACGGCGTGAACGGGCATCTGCGGCAGAAAGGCAAAATTGCCGAGCTGGCTCTTGGCTACGGTGGCTCCGTGGGTGCGCTGAAAGCAATGGGCGCACTGAACTACGGCTTACAGGAAGAAGAACTGAAACCGCTGGTGGATGCCTGGCGTCTGTCCAACCCCCATATTACAAAGTTCTGGTGGGATGTGGACAAAGCAGCTTCCACCTGCGTCCGAGAGCGAACTGCCACAGAAACACACGGCATTCGCTTCTATTATCAGAGCGGCATGATGTTCGTGGTGCTGCCCTCCGGCAGACGGCTCGTGTATGTAAAACCGAAAATGGGCATGAACCGCTTCGGTAACGAGTCCGTGACCTATGAAGGTGTTGGCGAACAGAAAAAGTGGCTGCGCCTGGAAAGCTACGGTCCCAAGTTTGTGGAGAACATCGTCCAGGCAACGGCAAGGGACATCCTTGCGGAAGCCATGCTCCGGCTGAATGCTGCCGGGTACCGCATCGTCATGCACGTCCACGATGAAGCGGTCATCGAAGCACCGCCGGATACTTCTTTGGAGAATATCTGCTCCGTCATGGGGCAAACGCCCACTTGGGCATCGGGGCTTCTGCTCCGGGCAGACGGCTATGTCTGCGATTTTTATAAGAAAGACTGAGGTGACCCAAATGGGAGTCAATAAATTTAATTGCGAGGGGTATTACGACCCCACTGCCTACGAGGCACTGACGAAGATCGAGCAGGAAGCCAAGGCACTTCGAGCCTTCCGTCCTGTGGTGTATATCTGCTCTCCGCTGGCCGGGGATATGTTGAAGAACCAGGAGAACGCCCGTACTTACTGCCGCTTCGCCGTGGAAGCCGGGTGCGTACCCATCGCACCGCACATCTATTTCACCCAATTCATGAATGACAATGACCGCAGGGAGCGTGACTTGGCACTGTTCATGGACATCGTCCTGCTCTCCAAATGCGCCGAGCTGTGGGTGTTCGGAGAGAAAATCACCAGCGGCATGAGCATCGAGATCGAGAAAGCAAAACGAAAAGGTCAGCTTATCCGCTACTTTACCGAAAACTGTGAGGAGGTACACAGATGAAGATCGCAGTCGGCAATAGCCGCATGGATAAAAAGTGGAAGAACCAGGACATCTCCTGGGCGGATCTCTGCGCCCGCTGCGGCAGCACCATCCGCACCACCGAAACGGTCGAAGAATACCGCAAGCTGAATAAGGGTCAACAGGACGGCATCAAGGACGTGGGCGGTTTTGTCGGAGGGCATCTCCGGGAAGGTCGCCGCAAAAACGGCATGGTGCTGTGCCGCTCTCTGCTCACGCTGGATATGGACTACGGCACCCCGGATATCTGGGACGAAATTACGCTGTTCCACGATTTCAAGTGCTGCGTCTATTCCACCCATAAACACACGCCGGAGCATCCCCGCCTTCGTTTGCTCATTCCGCTGAAGCGGGAAATCAGTGAGGAGGAATATCCGGCAGTCGCCCGCATGGTGGCAAAGGAGATCGGCATTGACCTCTTTGACGATACCACCTACGAGGCATCCCGGCTCATGTACTGGCCTTCCACCTCCTCTAACGGCGAGTTTTTCTACAAGGTGCAGGACGGTGCAGAGCTTGACCCGGATGAGTACCTTTCCCACTACGATGATTGGCACGACGCCTCCACCTGGCCGGTTTCCAGCCGCCAGTCCGAGGTGATGCAGCACAGTATCGCCCAGCAGGCCGACCCGCTGACAAAGCCGGGTGTGGTGGGTGCTTTCTGCCGTGCCTATACCGTGGAGGAAGTCATCGATGCCTTTCTCTCGGAAGTATATGCGCCGTCTGCGATGAACGGCCGTTACGACTATATCCCCGCCGATTCGTCTGCCGGTGTCATCGTCTACGACGGCAAGTTCGCATACAGCCACCATGCCACCGACCCAGTCTGCGGTCGGCTGCTGAACGCTTTTGACCTGGTGCGCCTGCACCGCTTCCGTGACCTGGACGATAAGTGTGCCCCAGATACTGCACCCAGCAAGCTGCCGTCTTTCCAGGCAATGTCGGATTTCGCCCTCAAGGACGAGAAGGTCAAAGCGGTCTTTGCCGAGGAGCGCAAAGCCCAGGCAAACGAGGAGTTCTCCGACGAGGACTGGCAGAAAGCCTTGGAGCTGGACAAGGCCGGCAAGGTAAAAAACACGCTGCAGAACCTCACCGTGATCCTCATGAACGACCCGCTTCTGAAACCGCTGGTGTTCAATCAGCTTCTGGACGGCATGGAGATCAAGGGCGATGTGCCTTGGCGACACCCCTCGAAATTCTGGCGGGATGCGGATGATGCCCAGCTTATCAGCTATGTGGATTCCCACTACGGCACCTTCTCCGCTCGAAACTATGACATCGCCGTGGCGAAGGTCACGGACGACCGCTCCTACCATCCCATTCGGGAGTTCATTGAAAATCTGCCGGAGTGGGACAAGGTTCCCCGTGTGGACACGCTGCTCATCGACTACCTCGGCGCAGACGACAACGAATATGTCCGTGCCGTCACCCGGAAGACCCTCTGCGCTGCCATCAAGCGTGTGCTGTATCCCGGCTGCAAATTTGACTCCATGCTTGTTCTGAACGGTCCCCAGGGTGTCGGCAAAAGCACCCTCATTGCAAAGCTGGCCGGAGAGTGGTTCTCCGACAGTCTGAACCTGGGCGACACCAAGGATAAGACCGCCGCCGAAAAGCTGCAGGGATACTGGATTTTGGAGATCGGTGAACTGGCAGGACTCAAAAAAGCCGAGGTGGAGACTCTACGTTCCTTCCTCTCCAGGCAGAATGACATCTACCGTGCGGCATTCGGCAAGAGAGCCACTCCACATCTTCGCCAGTGCGTGTTCTTCGGCACCACCAACGCAGAGTCAGGCTATCTGCGGGACACCACCGGAAACCGCCGCTTCTGGCCGGTCAAGACGCCTGGTACGGGCATCAAGCACTCCTGGGATCTGACCCCGGAGCTGATCTGCCAGATCTGGGCGGAAACGCTGGTGTATGTGAAGCAGGGCGAGAAGCTCTATCTGAGCGCCGAATTGGAAGCCCTGTCGAAGGCAGAACAGCGGGAGGCGATGGAGTCCGACGAGCGTGAAGGGCTTGTCCGGCTGTATCTCGACACGCTGCTCCCGGAGGATTGGGACGGCATGGACATCTTCGAGCGCCGCAACTTCCTCACAGGCAGCGACTTCGGCGATACCCAAAAGCACGGTACAGTCAAGCGCACCCAGGTGTCCAACATGGAGATCTGGTGCGAGTGCTTCGGCAAGGAACGTGCCAATATCCGCAGAACGGACAGCAACGAGCTGACCGCCATCCTTGCCCGTCTTGGCTGGAAGCGGCTGGACAGCAAGGTGCGTATCCCGCTCTACGGTCCGCAGTACGTCTTTGTTCCCAAGGAGTGTTCCTAATGAAAATGACTGTACCCGACATTCTTCGGAACAGGTTCCGGGGAGAAGCATACCCGCTCGGCACATTTATGGGAACACCTCATGGGAACGGCGGCAGCCCCATAAGTACCAAAGAAAACAGGCGGTCTTGTTCCTGTGTTCCTAACCTTTCTTATATATCGAAAGAAGAAGGAATAAAGAGCAACAAGCACGCAATACCCGCATTTGCGCACGTAAAGGACTTTTCGAGTTTTGAGAACACAGGAGGTCATTATGCGTGAGAAAACGATAGAAGCAAAGCTGGTGCAGGCTGTACGCACAAAAGGCGGTCTTGCACCGAAGTTTACAAGCCCCGGCCTTGATGGAGTACCGGACCGTCTGGTACTCCTGCCCGGCGGCAGAATCGCCTTCATTGAGTTGAAAGCACTGGGCAAAACACTCCGCCCTCTGCAAGTAAGGCGAAAAAGGCAGTTAGAAGCACTCGGCTTTTCGGTGTACTGCATCGATAGCCCCGAACAGATTGGAGGGATACTCAGTGAAATACAAGGCGCATGACTACCAGGCGTATGCCACGAACTTCATCCTGGAGCATCCAATCTCCGCTGTATTCCTCGACATGGGTCTTGGTAAGAGCATCATCACGCTTTCCGCCATCTTCGACCTTTGCCTCGACAGTTTTCTGGTTCGCAAGGTGCTGGTCATCGCTCCGCTGCGTGTCGCCAGAGATACATGGCCTGCGGAAATCCACAAGTGGGATCATCTGCATGGGCTGACCTACTCGGTGGCTGTCGGTACAGAAGCAGAGCGCAAGGCGGCACTCCGGCAGCGGGTCAGCGTGTACATCATCAACCGGGAGAATGTCCAGTGGCTCATTGAGGAGAGCGGCATCCCTTTCGACTACGACATGGTGGTCATCGATGAGCTGTCCTCCTTCAAGAGCTATCAGGCAAAGCGGTTCAGAACTCTTCTGAAAGTCCGTCCCGGCATCAAGCGCATCGTGGGCCTGACCGGCACGCCAAGCAGCAACGGTCTTATGGATCTGTGGGCGGAGTTTCGCATCCTTGATATGGGCAAGCGGCTCGGTCGGTTCATCACCCATTACCGCAACACCTTCTTCCGCCCGGACAAGCGCAACGGACAGGTGGTGTTCAGCTACAAGCCGCTGCCCGGTGCGGAGGAACAGATCTACGATGCCATCTCCGACATCACCATCTCCATGAAAGCCGTCGACCATTTGGATATGCCGGAGTGCGTTCATAATGACGCCATTGTGACGCTATCCAAAACAGAGCGCAAAGCCTACGATGCCATGAAACAAGACCTGGTTATCTCGCTGAAAGGCGAAGAAATCGACGCCGGGAACGCCGCAGCACTTGCGAATAAGCTCTCCCAGATGGCAAACGGAGCAGTCTACGGAGAGGACAAGCGTGTGTTTCAGATACACGACCGCAAGCTGGATATGCTGGAGGATCTCATCGAAGCCGCAAATGGGAAACCCGTCCTTGTGGCGTACTGGTTCAAGCACGACCTGGAGCGCATCTCCGAGCAGCTCCACAAACGACACATCCCGTTCAGTCTGCTGGACGATTCCGACAGCATCCGCAGATGGAACAGCGGTGAGCTTCCTGTAGCACTCATCCATCCGGCGTCAGCCGGTCATGGACTGAACCTGCAGGCGGGCGGCTCGACTCTCATCTGGTTCGGGCTGACCTGGTCGCTGGAACTCTACCAGCAGACCAACGCCCGACTGTGGCGACAGGGACAGACCGCCGATACCGTGGTCATTCACCACATTATTGCCAAAGACACCATCGACGAGCGCATCATGACTGCGCTCCGAAAAAAAGAAAAGACCCAGACCGCACTCATCGATGCGGTCAAGGCCAACTTGGAGGGATGAGAATGGAAACCTGTTATACGAACCTCGCAAACGCTATTATTCTGGCGGCAGCGAAAGACCATCGCCGTGCGCTGCGCCGTTTGAAGAAATACCCCTGGGACAAGGATGCCGAATCCGTCAGAAAGGATTGTGAGCGGTTTTTCCGCTCCAGCTGGTTTCAGACGCTTACTTCTCTGGACGGTGAGGTGCTGATCGAAAAACTCCACCGGGAGGTGTACGGCGTATGACGGCAAAGGAATATCTCAGTCAGGCATACCGCCTCGACCAGCGTATCGATTCCAACATTGCGGAGATCACCCGCCTGCGGGAAATGGCCTGCGGTATCTCCTCTCCGTCCTGGGAGGAGAAAGTGCAGACCTCTCGCAACACGGATGCTCCATTCGTGCGGTGCCTGGAAAAGATCATAGATCTTGAAAAAGTGGTCAACAGTGAGATTGACACCCTCGTTGACTTGAAACGGCAGATCCGCACGACTGTGGACACCGTTGCCAATGTCAACGAGCGCATGGTTCTCCGCTACCGCTACATCCACAACATGACCTGGGAGCAGATTGGCGGAGAACTGAACGCAGACGAAAGCACCATCCGCAGATGGCACAAGGCAGCGCTTTCGGCGGTGGTTGTACCCACCGACCCGATTCGGATCTGAAAGACGCCGGAAATACCCGCCTTTGTCGGTAGATGCCCACCTCGACATTATGATATGATATAATCAGCGAAAAAGAATCGAGGACAGCCTCATGGGAGCAATCCCGTGGGGCTTTTCTTATGCCCGAAGGAGGTGAACAAATGCCCAAGCGACCACTCAGACCCTGCTCCCACCCCGGTTGCCCCAACCTCTGTGACGGACAGTTCTGTGAGCAGCACCGCACGGAGGAACGCCGCAAATACGACAAATACGAGCGTAGTACCGATGTCAATCGCAAGTACGGCAGAGCATGGAAACGCATCCGTGACCGCTATGCGGCGGAGCACCCCCTCTGTGAGATGTGTCTCAGGGAAGGTCGGCTGACCCCGGTACAGGAAGTTCACCACATCCTGCCCGTTTCCAAAGGCGGCACTCACGCAAGGGACAACCTGATGAGCCTATGTCAGTCCTGCCACACCAAGATCCACCACGACCTCGGCGACCGGTAGGGGGATGAAAATCTCCGGGACCTTTTCGGTCGGGCAACGGCCCGGGGTCACGTGCGCGAAAAAGGCGAAATCAAAAGGGTAATTAAGGGAGGTGAACTCGGATGCCCACAAAATCGAATAACACAGGCGGGCGCGGCGGTGCAAGACCCGGTGCGGGAAGGAAGAAATCCGCAGTCAAGGACAAGGCCGAAAACGGGAATCCCGGCGGCAGAAAACTTGAAGTGCTGGATATTCCCGAAGTCGAGGGTGTTGCTATGCCGAAGCCCCATGATTTTCTTTCCGCCGAGCAGCGCGACGGCAGCGTCCTGCAGGCACAGGAGATCTACACGGAAACCTGGCAATGGCTCAAAGGTATCGGCTGCGCCGCAAAGGTGTCGCCGCAGCTCTTGGAGCGCTACGCCATGTGTTCCGCCCGCTGGGTGCAGTGCGAGGAAATGACCAACCGCATGGGTTTTCTCTCCAAGCACCCCACCACGGGAAAGCCGATCCCGTCTCCGTTTATTAACATCGGCATCAACTACATGAACCAGGCGGTTCGGCTCTGGAATGAGATCTTCCAGATCGTGAAAGAAAACTGCAGCACGGAATACGGCGAGTCAACGCCGCAGGATGACCTTATGGAGCGCCTGCTCCGTGCGAGAAAGGGGTAACACCATGTTTGAAAAAGTAAATCCGTGCCACCCGGATAAGGTGGCAGACAGAATTGCCGGTGCGCTCGTTGACCTGGCATACAAGAAAGCAGAAAATCCCCGCATCGCTGTTGAAGTCCTCATCGGCCACGGTGTGTGCCACATCATTGCGGAAACTTCTGTTTCTCTGGACAAGGCGGGTGTCACCGCTGCCGTCCACCGCATTGCCGGAAATCTCGCCGTGGACTATGTAGAAGTGCCGCAGGACGGTCACCTCGCCGACAACCAGGCAGACGGCGTCCGCTGCGGCGATAACGGCATCTTCAAAGGAACGCCCGTGACCGAGGAGCAGAAAAAGCTGTCGCAGATCGCACGGAACATTTTCTCCGTGTATCCAAATGACGGCAAGTACATCCTGGACGGTGACCGGCTCATCCTCTGCCAGAGCAATGCAGAGACACAGCATCTGCGTGAGATTTATCCCGATGCGGAAATCAACCCGCTCGGCGACTGGACGGGCGGCACCGATGTGGACACCGGCGCGACTAACCGTAAGCTCGGCTCGGATATGGCCGACTCCGTGACAGGAGGTGGTCTGCACGGCAAGGATCTGTCCAAGGCGGATGTGTCCGTCAACATCTACGCTTTCCTCAAAGCCCAGAAAACCGGCAAGCCCGTAACGCTCTGCTGCGCCATTGGGGACAATGCCGTGGATGGCAGACCCTACGCCGAAATCGTGGAGATCGCCCGAAACTACATCCACTCGGTCGGCGGCTTCGAGAAATTTGCGGAATGGGGGCTGGTCTAATGAAAACAACGACCGAGATGCAGCTCGTACCTATCACGAAGCTGGTTCCCTATGTCAACAACGCCCGGACACACAGCCCGGAGCAGATCAACAAACTCCGCTCCTCGCTGCGAGAGTTCGGCTTCATCAATCCCGTCATCATCGACCGTGACTATGGCGTAATTGCCGGTCACGGTCGTATTCTTGCCGCCAAGGAGGAAGGCATCTCTGAGGTGCCGTGCGTCTTTGCCGACCACCTCACCGAAGCCCAGAAGAAAGCCTACATCATCGCCGACAACCGCATGGCGATGGACGCAGGCTGGGATGAAGAGCTTCTGCGTGTGGAGATCGAGTCCTTGCAGGCAGCGGACTTTGACCCGCTCCTTACCGGTTTTGACGAAAAGGAACTGTCGAAGCTGTTTGACGATGGCATTGAAGCCGAAGAGGATGACTTTGATGTGGATGCCGAACTGCAAAAGCCAACCTTCTCAAAATCCGGTGACATCTGGACACTGGGACGGCATCGGCTCATCTGCGGTGACAGTACAAAAGAGGAAACCTACACCGCTCTCATGGACGGACGCAAGGCAAATCTCGTCATCACCGATCCGCCCTACAATGTGAACTACGAGGGCAGTGCCGGGAAAATCAAAAACGACAACATGGCATCGGAGAAGTTTTTCGACTTTCTCTTCGATGCCTTTTCCAATTTGGAGAAGGTCATGGCGGACGATGCCTCCATCTATGTGTTCCACGCCGACACTGAGGGGCTGAACTTCCGAAAGGCTTTTGACGCCGCAGGGTTCTACCTCTCCGGCTGCTGTATCTGGAAGAAGCAGTCTCTGGTGCTGGGGCGCTCTCCGTATCAGTGGCAACACGAGCCGTGCCTTTACGGCTGGAAGAAGAAAGGCAAGCATCAGTGGTACACCGGTCGCAAAGAGTCCACTATCTGGGAGTTCGACAAGCCCAAGAAAAACGGCGACCATCCCACCATGAAGCCGATTCCGCTTTTGGCCTATCCCATTCAGAACAGTTCTATGGCAAACAGCGTGGTTCTTGACCCCTTCGGCGGCTCCGGTTCTACGCTCATTGCCTGTGAGCAGACCGACCGCATCTGCTATACCATCGAACTGGATGAGAAGTTCTGCGACGTCATCGTAAAACGGTACATCGAGCAGGTCGGCTCGGATGAAAAGGTCAGCGTTCTGCGGAATGGGAAAGTACTGCCCTTCACTGAGGTGGCAAATACCGCACCGGAGGTGTGAGCGTGAAAGAGCAATATCACCTTGTTTCCTTTTCCGGCGGCAAGGACTCAACCGCCATGCTTCTTGGGATGCTGGAGCGCGACATGAAAATTGACTGCATTCTTTTCTGTGATACAGGGCTTGAATTTCCTGCTATGTATGATCATATCGCAAAGGTTGAAAAGGACATCGGTCGGAAAATTACCAGCGTCAGAGCCGAGCATACCTATGAGGAACTCATGTTTGATGTTCCGGTACGGCGTAGTGCAGATTCGCCTGTCGTCCGGCAATACGGAGTGCAATTGAATGGCTACGGATGGCCTGGCCCTCGGCAGCGGTGGTGTACCACACGGCTCAAGGCGATGCCGCGAGAGCGTTTTCTGAGGGAACTGCGGAAACAGTATGAGGTCATTGAATATGTCGGCATTGCCGCTGATGAGCAATATCGCCTGGAACGAGCGAACAATCAGAATCCCAACCACCGACACCCGTTGGTAGATTGGGGCTGGACGGAGCGTGACTGCCTGCGGTACTGCTATGAGCGTGGATATGATTGGGATGGCCTGTATGAGCATTTCAAGCGCGTGTCCTGCTGGTGCTGTCCGCTGCAATCGTTGACGGAGCTGCGGGAACTGCATCAGCACTTTCCAGGGCTTTGGGAGCAACTGAAAACATGGGATAAACGAACCTGGCGAAACTTCCGTGCCGACTACAGCGTGGAGGATTTGGAGGTTCGGTTTTTGCTGGAGCGCGAGTGGACGGCTGCCGGAAAGTCTATCCGAAGCAGAGCGTTCTACACTGCGCTGAGAGAACGATTGGAGGCATCCAGATGAAAACTGAAAAGCCTTTGACCCTCGGAAGCCTGTTTGACGGCTCCGGGGGCTTTCCTTTGGGCGGACTGCTTGCCGGTATCACTCCCGTGTGGGCTTCGGAGATTGAGCCGTTTCCCATTCGGGTGACCACCAAGCGTCTGCCTTTTATGAAGCACTACGGGAACATCTCCGCTATGGACGGCGGCAAAATTGAACCCGTGGACATCATCACCTTCGGCTCACCGTGCCAGGACATGAGCGTGGCAGGCCGAAGAGACGGCTTGGACGGAAAGCGTTCATGTCTTTTTTATGAAGCCGTTCGCATTATCAAAGAAATGAGGTGTGCCACAGGTGGCAGATATCCAAGATACATCGTATGGGAGAATGTCCCCGGAGCCTTCTCCTCGAACAAGGGCGAGGACTTCAAAGCCGTCCTCGAAGCGGTCATCGACATCATACGGCCGGGCACCCAGGTGCCTATGCCTGAAAAAGCACGATGGCCCTACGCCGACCTTTACATGGGAGACGGATGGAGCGTTGCGTACCGAACTCTTGATGCGCAATACTGGGGAGTTCCCCAGCGAAGACGCCGCATCTACCTTGTCGCAGATCTTGCAGGCGGAAGTGCCGGAAAAATATTATTTGAGTCAGAAGGCCTGTCTGGGTATTCTGCGGAGGGCTTCCGCTCGTGGCAAAGAGCTGCCGGAAGTTTTACGCCTTGCGCTGGAGCGACAGGCTTCGATGGATACAACGGCAGTCTGACGGACGACACTTCCGCCACCCTCGGCGTGAACTGCGGAATGAGTACCGGTCGGAATGGTATTGTTTTGAACGACCAAGGCGGCAACCGAATGGATGTCACCGAGGATGTTACCTCGACGCTCCGAGCGGAAGCACACCATCCGCCCTGCGTGATGGAGTCGGCAGGATTTTGCACCGAGCATTCCGCAAAGAGCCGCACCATCGGCTATGAGGAAGAATGCTCTCCCACGCTCCGTGCTGGGGTCGTTCCTGCGGCGGTGGCACTGGAAAACCATCCGACCGACAGTAGGGTCAAACTTTCCGAGGACGGCAATGTGCAGACACTGACCTCACGCATGGGCACGGGCGGCAACAATGTACCGCTTGTGATGAAGATCCGCTCCGGCTGCGAAGGCGGCGGCAAGGGTGCGCTCATTCAGGAGAATAAGTCCGCGACTCTGTCCTGTAACAACGACCAGACGCTGTTCGAGCCTTGCGGCTGGGACGGCGGACAGGTTTCTCCGACTCTCACCAAACAGAACGCAGGTGGAAATCAGCGGATGCCAGACAAGGACAATTTCACCTGCGTCCTTCAGCCCTTCGGCATCTCATCCAAGGACTCCAACGCCATGAAGTCGGATAATCCCCACAGCGGCATCTACGAAGCGGAAACCGCACGGACGCTGGACGGCAACGGCGGTAATCCTTCCTGTAACCAGGGCGGCATTGCCGTGGTCGCTTTCACGCAGAATCAGCGTGATGAAGTTCGTAACCTGGGCGACCGCTCCGCTGTGGTATGTGCCAATGCCGGAACAAAGCAGCAGACCTTTGTGCTGCAAGGCTCCATGATCGGCCGTGAGGACAAGAACGGTCCCCAGGGCGACGGCATCAACGAAGATGTATCCTTCACCCTCAATACCGTTGACCGCCATGCCGTGTACAGCATGACAACGGGCAGCTTCACCCAGGTTTCTAAGGAAAAAGCACCGACTGTCCTCGCACGGGACTACAAAGACCCGACCGCCGTCTGCTATGGCATTGGCCGAGACACCTTCAACCAGGGGCAGAACGCCAAGTTCTCTCCGACCTTTGAAAAGGAGCTTCAGCCGACACTGGTGGCAAAAGGACCGGGAGCTATCCAAAGCGGATACACCGTCCGACGTTTGACACCTACCGAGTGCGCCAGACTTCAAGGTTTCCCGGACAACTGGTGCGCCGACCTCGGCACGGAAAAACCGACCGATGAGGAAATGCACTTCTGGCATAAGGTGTTCAAGACTTACTCCGAAGTGACCGGCTGCAAGGTGAAATCCGACAAGCAGGTCGCAAAGTGGCTCAAAAATCCGTATTCTGATGCCGCCGAATATAAGATGTGGGGCAACGGCGTGGCGCTCCCGTGCGTATGGTTCGTGCTCTGCGGAATTGTGTGGTATGCACAGTCCGGCGGCGATAATGCGCCGATATAATCTACACCGGAAATGTGCAGATATAGCTGGATAAGTGCCCAACCTGACGGTAATATGTGACTACCATAAAACAAGGAGGTCACGAACATGACGATTACAATCCATGCACAGGGCGCAGAGCGCAAGCGGCTGGTGCAGACCATCTCCGACTGGCTCGGTGCCCCCGCAAAGTACTGTGGCGCACCCACATTCAACTATGAGGTGGATTACTTCACCATCGACCGAAACGGCAGCCTTTCCTTTGATGACCGTGCCGACAGCGAGGTCATCGAGCGACTTCTTCAGCACATCTACGATGAGGGCTTTGACATCGACCAGAGCCACACTGATGACGTGGAAGAGCCTTGCGCCGTCTGCATTTCCATGCCGAGGAGCCTGTTCACCGACAGCAATCTGGAAAACCTCAAGGCACTCATTGCCGCCAAGGGTGGTCTTATCAAGAAAGCTCTCGGAGTCCCTGACCTGCCACTGGAAATCACGGACACGAAGGTATCCTTCCCTTGGTTCCCGGCGACTCCAACCCCGGACGAGATGAAAGCCTATGACACCTTTATCTGCAAGCTGTGCGAAATGGCACGAAATCAAAGCCGTGTCAATTCTTCCGAAAAACCGATTGAAAATGAGAAGTACGCATTCCGCTGCTTTCTCCTGCGGCTCGGCTTCATCGGCGCGGAATATAAGACTGCTCGAAAAATACTGCTAAAGAACCTCTCCGGCTCTTCGGCTTTCAGAAACGGAGGTGCGCAGCATGAGATTTCCGAGTAAAGAGACGGTCGAGCGTATCCGTAAGGAATACCCGGTCGGCACCCGTGTGGAGCTTGTTCAGATGGATGACCCACAGGCACCGCCTGTCGGCACGAAAGGCACCGTGCGAGGTGTGGATGACATCGGCAGCATCATGGTTGTCTGGGATAACGGCTGCGGTCTGAGCGTGGCATATGGCGAGGATATCTGCCGTAAACTGCTATAATATACACAGTTTTCAGACCACAAGATCGTGTAGTTTATGGCTCAGATATAACTGGATATAGTGTGCTTTCAGAGGTAATATGTGACTACCGAAAGGGAAAACAAACCAAAACGGAGGTCACAAACATGAGCCAGAGAACAGAAAACCAGGTAGCCGAAATGAAGAAGCAGACCATCGGGGTCGAGGTCGAAATGAACAGCATCACCAGAGAGAAGGCCGCAAGGCTGGCAGCCACCTTCTTCGGTACCGGGCGGTACGAGAACACCGCTTGCCGCAACGGCTACTGCACCTGGTCGGCTTGGGATGAGAGCGGACGGGAATGGAAATTCCAGAAGGACGTCAGCATCGCAGGACCGGACAGTGAGAAATGCGAGATGGTCACACCGATCCTCACCTACGCTGACATGGAGACCTTGCAGGAGCTGGTTCGCCGCCTCCGCAAAGCCGGAGCAAAAAGCGATGCCACCAGAGGCTGCGGTGTTCACATCCACATCGGTGCCAAGGGGCACACGCCCCAAACGCTCCGAAACCTCGCAAACATCATGGCAAGCCACGAAGACCTCCTGGCAATCGCCCTGAACCTCGACAGAGGCCGCATCAGCCGCTACTGCAGAACGGTCGACCCCAGGTTCCTGGAACGGCTCAACCGCAGAAAGCCCTCCACGATGGCAGACCTTGCGGACGTCTGGTACGGCAGTCAAAACGCCGACTACGGCAGAAGCCAGCACTACAACGACAGCCGCTACCATATGCTGAACCTCCACGCCACCTTCACCAAGGGCACGGTCGAGTTCCGCCTTTTCCAATTTGACGCCCCGGCAGACGGCAAGCTGAACGGACTCCACGCCGGACAGCTCAAGAGCTACATTCAGCTTTGCCTTGCACTCAGTCAGATGGCAAAAACGGTGAGGACGGCAAGCCCCAAGCCCCAGCAAAATGAGAATCCCAAATACGCAATGCGCACTTGGCTCCTTCGCCTTGGCTTTATCGGCGAGGAGTTCAAGACCGCAAGAGAACTCCTCACGAAGCGCCTTGATGGGGACGCAGCCTTCCGCAACGGCAGAGCAGCCGCTTGAAGGACGCAGCCCAGAGGCCCCCGAACCCGCTGATGGCGGGCTTTCGGTGGTAGAAGGCAACTTCGGAAAGGAGTATTTTTTATGGAAAAACGCTATTACATCGCTTATGGCAGCAACCTCAACGTCCGTCAGATGCGGATGCGCTGCCCATCGGCACGGATCATCGGCACATCGGTTCTCAAGGATTACGAACTGCTTTTCAAGGGCAGCAAAACAGGCTCTTACCTTACGGTGGAAAAGAAGTCCGGCGTCTCAGTTCCTGTTGCTGTATGGGAAGTCACCGCAGAGGATGAAAAAGCCCTGGACCGTTACGAGGGCTTCCCGAACTTCTATTACAAGAAGGAGTTGACCCTACCAATCAAGGGTATCCGCACGGGCAAAATCCGTAAGCGACGGGTATTCGTGTACATCATGCATGAGGACAGGCCCATCGGCATTCCGTCCATTCCTTATATGCAGACCTGCATCCAGGGCTACGACGATTTTGGCTTTGACCGGCTTGTGCTGATAGACGCTTATCTCAAATGTGGGGAGGAACATCATGAGGGAAAATAAAATCATCCGAATATCAGTCTGTCCCAGGTGCGGGCAAGCCTACCGGGAGCATCCAGCTCTTTCAAGGCTCGACAACGAAACACTCATCTGCCCGGATTGTGGCACACGGGAGGCACTCGATTCCATCGGCGTAAAACCGGAGGAGCAGGAGCAGATCATCGCCTCCATTCACCGCTGCCGCCAGCCGGAATAACGCTGTAATATACACAGTTTTTACTCCGAATGATTGTGTAGTATATTCTCCGAAATGACTGGATATATCCCGGACATGACGGTAATATACACTCACAACAAAACAAACGGAGGTACACGGTTATGTGGAAAGAAAGCAGCATCAAGGTAAACGGCGAGGTTTTTCACTACTGGATGAAGCAGTACGACAAAGGTTCTGAGTGGGGCATCGACGGCGGACGCATTTCCAAGCTAATGTTCAAGCGGGACGGATACATTGTCTGCAACTACGACAGAGGCTGGGACATTGAGCCCACCGATGAGAACACGCAGCTTGCGCTGGAGCTTCTGCTCCACAGCGAGAACTGGTAAAAAACCGAAATTTCAAAGCAACGGCTCCGAAAGGGGCTGCTGCTCGTTGTACGGAAGGTCGCACCGATTTCGGTGGCGGCTATTTTTATTGCTCTGCCGGAGGGGGTGAGAAATTGCGAAAGCTGAAAAACTACAAGCCGACAAGGTTCATGGAGAAAACCTCCCGCTACGATGTGGACGCAGCGGATTATGCCGTGATGTTCATCGAGAGCCTCTGCCATACCAAGGGCACCTGGGCGAGAAAGCCCTTTGAGCTGATTGACTGGCAGGAGCAGATCATCCGGGACATTTTCGGTGTCCTCAAGCCCAACGGCTATCGGCAGTTCAACACCGCCTACATCGAGATCCCCAAGAAGCAAGGCAAATCGGAACTTGCCGCTGCCGTGGCGCTTCTGCTCACCTGCGGTGACGGAGAGGAACGCGCCGAGGTCTACGGCTGTGCCGCCGACCGTCAGCAAGCATCCATCGTTTTCAATGTGGCGGCTGACATGGTGCGGATGTGTCCTGCGCTCTCCAAGCGGGTCAAGATACTGGATTCCCAGAAGCGGCTCATTTATCAGCCAACGGGTAGTATCTACCAGGTCCTCTCCGCCGATGTCGGCAACAAACACGGCTTCAATACACACGGTGTGGTATTCGACGAGCTGCACACCCAGCCCAACCGCAAACTCTTTGATGTCATGACCAAAGGCTCCGGCGATGCCCGGATGCAGCCGCTGTACTTCCTTATTACCACGGCAGGCAACGATACCAAGTCCATCTGCTATGAGATACACCAGAAAGCGCAGGATATTATCGCCGGACGGAAGGTCGACCACACCTTTTACCCCGTTATCTATGGTGCAGAGGAATCGGACGACTGGACAGACCCAGCAGTTTGGAAAAAAGCCAATCCCTCCCTCGGCATCACGGTCGGCATCGACAAGGTCAAGGACGCCTGCGAGTCTGCCAAGCAGAACCCCGGCGAGGAGAACTCCTTCCGACAGCTGAGACTCAACCAATGGGTCAAACAGGCGGTACGCTGGATGCCGATGGACAAGTGGGACAAATGCGAATTCGCTGTCTGCGAGGATGATCTGGAAGGTCGCGTCTGCTACGGCGGTCTGGACTTGTCCTCCACAACGGATATTACAGCATTCGTTCTGGTGTTTCCGCCGGAAGATGAGAACGACAAATACATCATCCTGCCGTACTTCTGGATACCGGAGGACAACCTCGACCTCCGAGTCCGGCGTGACCATGTGCCATACGATGTGTGGGAACGGCAAGGATACCTCCAAACCACTGAGGGCAATGTCGTTCACTACGGCTATATTGAGAAGTTCATCGAAAGCCTGGGTGAGCGTTTCAATATTCGAGAGATCGCCTTTGATCGCTGGGGCGCTGTGCAGATGGTGCAGAACCTTGAGGGTATGGGCTTCACGGTCGTTCCCTTTGGACAGGGCTTCAAAGATATGTCCCCACCCACCAAGGAGCTGATGAAACTGGTGCTGGAGCAGAAAATTGCCCACGGCGGACACCCCATCCTCCGCTGGATGATGGACAACATCTTCATCCGCACCGACCCAGCCGGGAACATCAAGCCGGACAAGGAGAAGTCTACAGAGAAAATCGACGGTGCCGTAGCGACCATTATGGCACTTGACAGAGCTATACGCTGCGGCAATGAGAATGTAGAGAGCGTATACGACACAAGAGGGTTGCTGTTTATCTGAAATTGTAAACTTCTTGCGAACTGCTTGCATATCGCAAGCAAAAGTGGTATACTATATTCGCAAGGAGGCGATAAGCTATGGCAAGAACTTCTAATGTATTCGCTCGTGTAGAGCCTGAAATCAAAGAGCAGGCCGAACAGGTACTGGATCAACTGGGTATCCCGATGTCCAATGCGGTCAGTATGTTCCTGCGGCAAATCGTTCTGCAGCGCGGCATACCGTTCGAGGTGAAACTACCGGAGCGCAAACCGGTAGCTTTCGGGTCTTTGACGAAGGAGCAGCAGGATGCAGAGCTTGAGAAAGGCATGGCAGATATCCGTGCCGGTCGCACCCATTCTGCGCAAAGCGTCATGGATGAACTGAAAAGAGACTACGGCGTATGAATTGGGAAGTAGAATTCACCGACCAGGCAAAACAGGACCTTCGAGATATTCTGGACTATATCACCTATGAGCTGCAGGAACCGCAGGTCGCTGTGAACCTGGTACGGCAAATTACAAAAGAGATCCTCTCTTTGAACCAGATGCCCATGCGGTATCGGCTCTATGATGAGGAGCCTTGGCAAAGTCAAGGATTACGCTGCTTCCCGGTCAAAAACTATCTCATTTTCTATTACCCGGACGAAACCAAAAGCACGGTCTATGCCGTGCGTGTGATTTATGGTGGCCGGGATATCAGCCGTCAACTGAGCGAAACCGAAACGATCTGAATTCAACACAACGAGAGCATCTGTCTTCGGACAGGTGCTTTTCTTATGCCCATTTTGAAGGAGAGTGATGCGAATGGGTATCTTTTCAGGACTGTTCAAATCCAGGGACAAGCCTCAGAACCGCACATCGGGCAGCAACTACGCCTTTTTCTTCGGTGGAACGACCTCCGGCAAAACGGTGACAGAACGCTCCGCCATGCAGATGACTGCCGTGTATTCCTGCGTCCGTATCTTGTCGGAAGCTGTCGCAGGACTGCCGCTGCACCTTTATAAATACACGGACAGCGGTGGCAAGGCAATGGCGCTCGACCATCCGCTCTACCACTTACTCCACGATGAGCCGAACCCGGAAATGAGCTCCTTCGTATTCCGGGAAACGCTTATGACGCACCTGCTCCTATGGGGAAACGCTTATGCGCAAATCATCCGAAACGGCAAAGGCGAAGTGGTGGCGTTGTACCCACTTATGCCCAACCGCATGGAGGTCAACCGGGACAAGAACGGCAAGCTCTACTACCTCTATTCTACCCAGTCCGACGATGCACCCACCATGAAAGGCTTAACGGTCTATCTTGACCCGTCCGAGGTACTTCACATCCCCGGCTTGGGTTTTGACGGCTTGGTGGGCTACAGTCCCATCGCTATGGCAAAGAACGCCATTGGCATGGCTATCGCCTGCGAGGAATACGGTGCAAAGTTCTTCGCCAACGGTGCCGCTCCGGGCGGTGTGTTAGAACACCCCGGTACGATTAAGGATCCGCAGCGTGTGCGTGAGAGCTGGCAGTCCACCTTCGGTGGCAGCGGAAACGCAAACAAAATCGCCGTACTGGAAGAAGGTATGAAATATACGCCAATCGGCATTTCGCCGGAGCAGGCACAGTTCCTCGAAACACGAAAATTCCAAATCAATGAAATTGCTCGAATTTTTCGAGTCCCGCCCCACATGGTCGGCGACCTGGAAAAATCGAGCTTTTCTAATATTGAACAGCAGTCCTTGGAGTTCGTGAAGTACACCCTTGACCCGTGGGTCATCCGCTGGGAGCAATCCATTCAACGGTCGCTCCTGTCGAAGGACGAAAAAGCCGTGTATTTCGTGAAGTTCAATCTGGAAGGCCTGCTCCGCGGCGATTATCAGAGCCGCATGAACGGGTACGCTATCGGCCGCCAGAACGGCTGGATGTCCGCCAACGACATCCGTGAGCTGGAAAACCTCGACCGCATCCCGGCAAAGGACGGCGGCGACTTATACCTCATCAACGGCAATATGCTCCCGCTGCAAAACGCCGGAGCTTTTGCAAATATCAACACCGATAACGGAAAGGAGGAAAAATCCGATGAAGAAGTTCTGGAATTGGAAAAACAGGACAGTGACCAACGAGGAGACGCAGGAACAGATCCAAGAGAGAACCCTGTTCTTAAACGGCACGATCGCTGAGGAGAGCTGGTTTGACGATGATGTCACGCCGCAGCTTTTCAAGGATGAGCTGATGTCCGGCTCCGGGAATATCACCGTCTGGATCAACTCGCCCGGTGGTGACTGCGTGGCAGCCGCCCAAATCTACAATATGCTCATGGACTACCGCGGCGACGTCACAGTCAAGATCGACGGTATTGCCGCCTCTGCCGCATCCGTCATTGCGATGGCTGGTACGAAGGTGCTCATGTCGCCCACGGCGCTCATGATGATCCACAACCCCTTGACGGTCGCTATCGGTGACAGCGAGGAGATGCAGAAGGCAATCGATATGCTCTCCGAAGTCAAGGAAAGCATCATCAACGCCTACGAGATCAAGACCGGCTTGTCCCGTGCCAAGCTCAGCCACCTCATGGATGCCGAGACCTGGATGAATGCCAACAAGGCTGTGGAGCTGGGCTTTGCCGATGATTTGCTGTTCAAGGCAGACGGTGAAAGCGCCGCTGCAGAGGACAGCTTCGTGTTCAGCCGCAGAACCGTCACCAACTCGCTCATGTCCAAGGTCAAGAGCCATCACACCCCGTCCGAACCTGCGAAAAGTGCAGGCACACCCATCTCCGAGCTCGAAAAGAGACTCGCACTTATCAAACCTTAAGGAGGATACAAACAATGAGTAAGATCAACGAACTGCGCGCACAGCGTGCAAAGACCTGGGAGCAGACGAAGGCGTTCCTCGACTCCCACAGAAGCGACAAAGGCGTCCTCTCCGCCGAGGACACCGCCACCTATGAGAAGATGGAACAGGAGATCGTCGACCTCGGTCGTGAGATCGAGCGCCAGGAGCGTCTGGACGCTTTCGAGCGTGAACTGAACACTCCGGTCAATACGCCCATCACTCAGAAGCCCGATACGGCAAAGGTGGACACCAAGACCGGCCGTGCCTCCGACACCTATAAGAAGGTGTTCTGGGCGCAGGCCCGTACCAAGGGTGGTATGATGACCGCAGAGATCCGCAACGCTCTGCAGGAAGGCGTGGACAGCGAGGGCGGCTACCTCGTTCCCGACGAATTCGAGCAGACCCTGGTGCAGTCCCTTTCCGCAGAGAATGTGGTCAGAAGCCTGGCTCATGTCATCACCACTGCCTCCGGCAGTCACAAGATCCCCATCGTCGCCACCAAGGGCACTGCTGCCTGGGTCGATGAGGAAGGCACCATTCCCGAAGGCGACGATGCTTTCGGTCAGCAGCTCATCGGCGCACACAAGGTCGCTACCATGATCAAGGTGTCCGAGGAGCTTCTGAACGACTCTGCCTTTGACCTGGAAGACTACTTCCGCACCGAGTTTGCCCGTCGCATCGGCAACAAGGAGGAAGAGGCGTTCCTCACCGGCGACGGCAGCGGCAAGCCCACAGGTATTTTCAATGCCACGGGCGGCGGTCAGCTTGGCGTCACGGCGGCTTCCGCGACCGCCATCACTGCCGACGAGCTGATCGACCTGTTCTACTCTCTGAACAGCGCCTATCGCAAGAACGCCGTGTGGCTTCTGAATGACTCCACCATGAAGAACATCCGCAAGCTGAAGGACTCCAACGGTCAGTATCTGTGGCAGCCCGCTCTGCACGAGGGTGGCTTTGATACGCTGCTCGGCAAGCGTATCTACACCTCTCCCTATGCGCCGGAGCTGGCGGCCGGTCAGAAGACCGTTGCTTTCGGCGACTTCAGCTACTACTGGATCGGCGACCGCCTGGGTATTACCTTCAAGCGTCTGAACGAGCGCTTTGCGGAGACCGGTCAGATCGGTTTCATCGCATCCAAGCGCCTGGACGGCAAGCTCATTCTGCCCGAAGCTATCAAGGTGCTGCAGCAGAAGGGCACTGCATCTTCCGGCACCTAATGAGAGGAGGCGGCGGTGATGGACGAGCTTCTTTCCAAAGTAAAAGCCAACCTTATCCTGGAACATACGGCGGATGATGAGTTGTTAAAAAACTACATCACCGCCGCTGTTTCTTACGCCGAAAGCTACCAGCACATCCCGGAGGGCTATTACACGGAGAACCCCATGCCTCCCACCACAGAGCAAGCCGTCATCATGCTGTCGTCCCACTTCTATGAAAGCCGGGATGGCAGCACGGGCGGCTTCTTTGCGGATAACACCGGAGCGGCACAGCAGGTGTGGAAGACGGTCAATCTGCTGCTCCGCTTGGATAGGCGGTGGCAAGTATGAGTTTCGGAAAGATGAACGGCTTTGCCGACATCGTAAAAATCCGCCAAGTCAAAGACAGCGAGGGCTTTACCCATTCCGAGGATGAAGTCCTCGCTTCCGTCCGTGTGTACCGGGAAGGCCGGCACGGTTCACAGCGTTGGACAAACCTCGCTGCATTCAGCGAAGCGACCGACCTCTTCCGCTTTCGGTGCATTCCGGGGCTGACGGTCACTACCGACCAGTTTCTCATCTGCGATGATTGCCGCTACGACATTGTGTCCGTGGAGGATGTAAAGGGCCGTGGAATGTACATTGAGGTACTGGCAAAAAAGGAGGTGCCAACCGTTGGCTAAGTGCGATATGAAAATGCCGGAGGATTTTCTTCTGAAGATATCCAGGCTCGGCAGCAACTTTGACAGCGTGGCAGATACCGTCCTGCAGGCCGGTGGCGAAGTCGTGCTGAAAAAGGTCAAGAGCAATCTCTCCTCCGTTATCGGCAGAGGGACAAAGTTCAAATCCCGCACCACGGGCGAACTGGAAGGCGCACTCGGCCTTTCTCCCTCCAAGCTGAACCGGGACGGAAACCACGACATCAAGGTAGGTTTTGCCGAACCTCGCTCGGACGGCGGCAGCAATGCCAAACTTGCCAACATTCTCGAATACGGCAAGCACGGCCAGCCTGCAAAGCCATTTCTGAAACCTGCGAAAACAGCGTCTCGGCAGGAGTGTATCGATGCCATGACCAAAGCACTGGATGAGGAGGTGGAAAAGCTGTGAGTCTTCTATCCGATTTACAAACCATCGCCGAGCATTGCGGTGTTCCAGTGGAAACGGGTGTGTTCTCCGGCAAAGCCCCGGACACCTATTTTGTGATAACCCCAATGTCGGACAGCTTTGAGCTTCACGCCGACAACACCCCCGGCTGCGAAACGCAGGAGGCACGGCTGTCCCTCTTCACAAAGGGCAGTTACACCAAACTGAAAAATGACCTTGTCCGCGCCTTGCTTGGTGCGGACTTTTATATTACCGACCGCCGGTACATCGGCTTTGAGGCCGAAACCGGCTATCATCACTACGCCATTGATGTGGCGCAAATCTACGAACTGGAGGAATAAGTTATGGCAACGATCGGTCTTGACAGACTGTATTACGCAAAAATCACCGAGAACGACGCCGGTGAGGAAACCTACGGTACGCCGGAGCAGCTTGCGAAAGCCATCTCCGCTGACCTTTCGGTGGAACTGGCAGAAGCGACGCTCTATGCCGATGACGGCACTTCGGAGATCGTGAAGGAATTCAAATCCGGCACACTCTCCCTCGGCATTGACGATATCGGCTCTACGGCGGCATCCGACCTTACCGGTGCGACCATCGACAAAAAAAAGGTGCTGATTTCCGCATCCGAGGACGGCGGCGACCCTGTGGCGGTGGGCTTCCGCGCCAAGAAGTCCAACGGCAAGTACAAGTATTACTGGCTGTACCGTGTGAAATTCGGTATTCCGGCGACGAACCTTGCCACCAAGGGCGACAGCATTACCTTCTCCACGCCGACCATTGAAGGCACCATTCTGCGCCGCAACAAAGCAGACGCAGGCGGCAAGCACCCGTGGAAGGCAGAAGCATTGGAGGGCGATGTGACCGCTGCGACTATCACGAACTGGTATAAGGAAGTCTATGAACCGACCTATACCACGACACCCGAAAAACAGGGTTAACGGAGGTAACGCACAATGGATAACGAAAGAACCGCAGTCATCACCATCGGTGACGAGGAGTACACGTTGCTCCTCACAACCAAAGCCACCAAGGAGATCGCCGGTCGCTATGGCGGGCTGGAAAACCTCGGCGAGAAGCTGATGAAGTCCGAGAACTTTGAAATGGCCATCGGAGAGATCGTGTGGCTTATCACGCTTCTGGCAAATCAGAGCATCCTCATTCACAACCTCAAGGACAAGGAGCACCCCAAGGAGCCGCTCACCGAGGATGTGGTGGAGCTTCTGACCACGCCCCTCGATCTCGCCGGGTACAAAACCGCTATTACGGAAGCTCTCTACAAGGGTACCAAGCGGAATGTGGAAAGTGAGAAAGACGCAAAAAACGCGCAAGTCGGGTAACGGTCTCCGATGCGGAGCTGTTTACCCGGCTTCTCTATTACGGCCTTGCCCACCTTCATCTGTCGCAGGATGAGGTGTGGCTGATGCCGTTCGGTCTGCTGCTGGATTTGTGGGAGTGCCACAAACAGTATAACGGGCAGGCTATTCCTGCTCACGAACACTACATCGACGATATTATACCGGACGGCATTTAAGGAGGTGACGGTACATGGCAGACAGTTTCGGACTGAAGATCGGTCTTGAGGGCGAAAAGGAATTCAAAAAAGCGCTGGCGGACATTAACCAGTCCTTCAAGGTGCTCGGCTCCGAAATGAAGCTCGCCACCTCTCAGTTCGATAAAAATGACAAATCCGTGGAGGCTCTCGCCGCACGGAATAAGGTGCTGCGAAAAGAGATCGATGAGCAGACTACAAAAATCGAAACTCTTCGCAAGGCTCTGCAGAATGCCGCCACCTCCTTTGGAGAGAACGACCGCCGCACCCAGAACTGGCAGATCCAACTCAACAATGCCGAAGCCGCCCTCAACGATATGAACCGTGAGCTGGACGAGAACGAGAAAGCCATCAAGGAGGGCGGCAAAGCCGCAGAGGAATCCGGCAGTAAGTTTGAAGGCTTCGGCAAAGTTCTCAAAACCGTAGGTGTGGCACTCGGCGCAGTGGCTGTTGCCGCAGGTGCCGCCGCCGTGAAGCTCGGCAAAGAGGTCATCGCCGCCTATGCAGACTACGAGCAGCTGGTCGGCGGTGTTGACACCCTGTTCAAGGACTCCTCGCAGGAGATCCAGCGGTACGCCGCCAACGCATACAAAACGGCAGGACTTTCTGCCAACGAGTACATGGAGACGGTCACGGGCTTTTCCGCAAGCCTCATCCAGTCCCTCGGCGGCGATACCGAGAAAGCCGCAAAGTATGCGGATATGGCAATCACGGATATGTCCGACAACGCCAATAAGATGGGCACGGATATGTCCTCCATTCAGAATGCCTACCAGGGCTTTGCCAAGCAGAACTACACGATGCTCGACAACCTCAAGCTGGGCTACGGCGGTACAAAGCAGGAAATGGAACGGCTGCTTGCCGATGCGGAGAAGATATCCGGCGTCAAGTACGACATCTCCTCCTATGCAGATGTGGTAGAAGCCATCCATGTCATGCAGGAGAGCATGGACATTGCAGGAACGACAGCCAAGGAAGCGGAAGCCACCATATCCGGCTCTGTCAATGCGCTGAAATCCGCCGTGTCGAACCTCATCGTGGGCTTCGGCGATGCGGACGCTGACATGGAGCTGCTGTGCAACAACATGGTGGATGCCTTCAAGACCGTGGTGGCAAACATCACACCGGTCATTGAAAACATCGTGGCGGCTCTGCCCACGGCGCTGGACGCTCTGCTGACGGCTGTGGGTGAACTGCTGCCCACACTGCTGGAAGCAGTCACCGAACTGTTCTCGCAGGTGCTGGAAACGCTGCTTTCTTTGCTTCCGCAGCTTATCCCGGCGGCGGTGTCCGCGCTCATGACCATCGTGAATACGCTGATTGAGAATCTGCCCCTTCTTATTGAGGCTGCGGTTCAGTTGGTGTCCACGCTGGTGACCGGCATTGCGGATGCGCTGCCCACGCTCATCCCGGCAGCAGTGCAGGCTATCGTTACCATCGTACAAGGTCTGGTGGACAGTCTGCCGATGCTTCTGGATGCCGCGCTGCAGCTTATTACGGGATTGGCGCAAGGGCTTCTGGACGCAATACCCGTGTTGATCGCCGCCCTGCCGGAAATCATCAACGGTATCATTACCTTTCTGCTGGATTCCATCCCGCAGATTATCGAAACAGGCATTCAGCTTCTGACCTCGCTTGTTGCCGCATTGCCGGATATCATTATGGCAATCGTGGAAGCAATCCCGAAAATCATTGATGGAATCATCACTGCCGTGCTGAATGCCATACCGCTCATTATTCAGGCAGGCATCGACCTGCTGATTTCGCTGATACAGGCTTTGCCGCAGATCATCACGACTATCGTGCAGGCGATTCCGCAAATCATCTCCGGCATTGTCAATGCACTGGTCGGAAACATCGATAAGATCATCATGGCAGGCGTTCAGTTGTTCGTTGCCCTGATTGAAAACCTGCCCACCATCATCGTGGAGATCGTCAAGGCCGTGCCGCAGATCATTGCGGGCATCGTGAAAGCCTTCGGCTCTCTGATGTATAAAATCGTGGAAATCGGCGGCAACATCGTCAAGGGACTGTGGAGCGGTATTACCCAGCTTGCCTCGTGGCTGTGGGATAAGGTGTCCGGGTGGATCTCATCCATCTGGGACGGCATCTGCGATTTCTTCGGCATCCATTCACCCTCGAAGGAGATGGCATGGGTCGGTGAAATGCTGGTCAAGGGTCTTGCAGGCTCCATTGACGACAACGGCGATGAAGCGGTCAAAGCCGCAGAAGGGATGGCAGAGGACATCAACGGCGTCATGGGCGACCTCGCCCACGATATGCAGACAGCCCTGCCCACCGACTTTGACGTGAACGGCTCGATCCGCTCTGCCGTGGACGGTGTGGTCGGCAAGGCGGCATCCGCTTTCACTATCGCACTGAATATTGCCACCTTTAACAATTACAGCAGCGAGGATATCCGTCAGCTCACCTCCGAAGTCATGGAAACGGCGAACCAGTTCGCCCAGCGGAAAGGAGTGGTATTCGCATGACCTATTTTACCTACAACGGCCGCAGTTCCGCTGAGTTCGGTCTGCATATCGAGAAGAAGGACGTGTTCTCCGCACCGGAATACGATGCGGAGTTCATCTCCATTCCCGGCAGAAGCGGTGACATCATCAATCCGAACCGCCGCTTTGCCAACATCAAGGTGACCTACACAGTGTTCCTCGCTCGGAAGAATATAGCCGCCCTTGCCTCCGTCCTGCGTGACATCAAGGGCTGGCTTTATTCCGAGCCGGACAGATACCATGAGCTTACTGACTCCTACGATGCGGAGTATTTCCGCTACGGCGTCATCTCTGGCCATCTGGACATTGAGGAGCAGCTGAACAAGGTCGGCAGTTTCACCGTGACCTTCAACTGCAAACCTTATAAATACAGTTTTGCGGGACAGGAAACGGTGTCGGCTGACAGTTCTGAACTGACGATCACCAATCCGACTGCCTTTGAGAGCCGACCGTACATCAAACTCTATGGCAGCGGTACGGTGGCGCTGCTGATACAACCCCAAGGACGGGGCATGATGATTTCCGACTTGGACGAGTACATCGAGATCGACAGTGAATTGATGAACTGCTTCAAAGACACCATCCTCAAAAACGATAAGGTTAAGGGTACGGAGTTTCCTGTTCTCAAGCCGGGTGTTTGCACCATCATCTGTACCGGCGATGTAACGAGGATTGAGGTCATTCCAAGGTGGTGCTGTCTGTAAGGTCGTTCCTGATTGTAAGCGGTAGAAAAACTCAAAAAGACATGGGGTCTAATGCTTTTAAAAAGAACGAAAAAACGGAATTTACCTCTATTCAAACATACAAGCTCTTGACAATAAAGCTCCTATATAGTATGATTTTATAAACTACTATATAGGAGTATTTGCATGAAAACAAATGGCGGATTTCTTGTCACCAAAATAAAACAACTTGGAGACCGGATTTTTGAGAAGATTCTCAGCGAAAAGAATATTGATGCGTTCAATGGAGCCCAGGGGCGCATTCTTTATGTGCTGTGGCAGGAGGATGGTATCTCAATCAGA